AAAAAATTAGTCTAATTTTTTGTTAAACAAACTATAAATATTTTTATCAAATTTACCTAACACGCTAGTTATAATATTTTTTCTTACAGATTCATCGCTATTTTTATATAAATTTCTTAATTCAGTTGCACTTGTAATATTTTCACCATTTACATTAAATTGTATAGTTCCCGGTGAAAATATATACCCATGACCACCTTGTTCTTTAAAAGGTTTCATTTGAGTCAAATCAACAAAAGGCTGAAAATAAGAAGCAGTACCATCTTTTTTAAATTTAAATGAAAACCTTGGATCATCTTTCATGTCTTTTTCTCCTAATATGTAGATAACTTTAGCTACATTTGAATCATAATTTTTTAAAATTTCTATAGGCTTGTACGGTTGTGCAACTTGAACAATTTCATTTTCCGGAACATCTGCTGCTATAATAATAGCTTTTTTTTCATCAAAATTAAATGGATATCGGCTCGGATCTTTATCTAAACCTTTTCGCGGAATATCAGATGTAGCTACAAAGAAATCAGCTCCAGGAAATTTCTTTTTAGCAAGATCATATAGTTTTTTATGCCCTGTATGAAATGGCTGAAATCTACCAGGAAAAATAACTATTAGGTTGTTTTTCTGTGGCATTAAGATTTCATTAACTAAATCGTCAAATCTCATAGCTGTACTCCCGGCGTCTGCATCAGCTTTGCGCCTTCTTTACCAAAAGGTGGATTAGTTTGATAGTTATTAGAATTATTTACTCTATTTACATTTGACAAAAAGCCATTTAACCCTTCCTCATTTTCTGTTTTTCTAAATCTACTTGCTTCTTTACCTGTAATAAAATTACCGGTAATTTTTACAGGATTACTAGATAAAGAAGGGTCACGAATGACAATACCTTCCTGTGTATTAAGAGATCCGAGCATAGAGTTAGCAGCGTTTTTAATTGCATCTCCTAATAATATAGTAGCTTGGTAAAAAACTGCCCCATTTATTGCAGGCTCTATAGCTTTTTTATTATCTCCAAGGTAATGATCTAAGGGAACCCCTGCAGAAATGTTTTTAAAATTTTCTAAGCTCATAGCACTTATAGTTTTACCAGAAGCTAATTTTATTTTTTCTGCTCTAGGATTTTTAGCTTTAGATAACCAATCTTTAAGCAGCTTAGAAACAGAATTCTTTGAATCATAATTTACATTAAAGGTTGAATTTAATGCATTATTAAAATTAACTTTTTCTTTAAGATTTACAGTAAATTCGTGTTCGACGTCGAATCCTTGTTTTTTTGCTACAGGTTTAATTTTTTCTATTAATTTATTTAATGAATCTTTATTAAAAGATATTTCTCTTGAAGCTCTGCTAGTACTACCTTTCACGGGACTTTTTACCTGTATTATTTCATTTAGCCCGTGAATAACAAGAAAATTATTTGCATAACCAATAACGTTTATTGTGCCTTTAACATATTCCATATTAAAAAGAATATTAGGATTATCCAACATTTTTAGCGCCTTTAATTCCTTTTCTATATTTGATATTGAAGTGTTAAAAATGGATATAACAGTTTTACCTATCTCTAGCATACCATGACCCGGGGGAAATCTACTTGCAAGGTTTTCAATAGTAACGCCTTCTACGTCCTCTGGCTTATTTGAACCCCTGTCTAAAGCAAATTCTTTTTTACCGCTCTTATTTGTAATTAACTTAATAGAAGCGTTAATTCCGTCAATTTTTACTGCTGCGGGTTTCTTAGATAAACTATTTACAGCTTTATTAAAAAAATTTATAAGGTCTTTTCCAGTATTAATATTAGGTAGATCAAAAGGATGTGCCATGTGACCAGCAACACCACCTTCAAGCAGGAATTGCTTAAACGTTATCATTAGAACTTATATGACTTGGGTAGTTGATGACCTTCGTTAAAATCAAAACCAAGATTTCTATTTCCTAAATACGTTGTATAGAATTTACTTATTTCAGCAATATCTTTATCAGCACAAGTTAACCCTATACACTTAAAGCTGGCTTTATTGATAAAAACATAATAATGAAACCCACCTTTTATTTGATATTCTCTTAAAGACAATCCCGTTGCAAGAGTTCTAGGATCTATTCCTTGTTTTAATCCAGAATTTATTTCGCTGTCGAAACGAGCTTCTGCTAACCCCGCATCTCCAAATGTTAAGTATTTTACTACATTCACAGGATTTTCCTTAAAGTTTTTAGCATAATAAGCACCTGGCGTTCCCTGAGTAGCATTTTTTTCTTTTGTGGGATATACTCTACCCTCTCCACCTTTTACTTCTAAAAACAGTTCACCCAAAGCAACGTCACCACGATCAATTTGCTGTTTTATCTTAGAGCTTGAAATTATTAATTTTCTTCCATTACCAAAAAAAGCAATAACTACTTCACCGGGTCCAGCTTCTCCCGATCTATTTGAGCGATCTGCCGAACCAGATTTAGCTTTTAAGTCCATTAAAGTTGCCAAACTTTCTTTTTTACTACTTATACTATCGAAAGGAGCATTAAAGCTTTCCGAAAGAATATTAGCAATATTAAACGGCGATTGTGATACTATTGCATCTTTAAATATACTTTGACATTTTGCAAAATTTTCAGAGGATATTTGCATTTTTGTATTTTGTATAAAATCAAAAATAAAAATTAAGTTTTCTTTGGTAATATTTGCATCTAATAGCCGCTTTTCAACTAAACGATTTATATCTATAGCCCCCTTCTCACCTCTACTTAAAACAGGTTTTACTATTTTATTAAAATAGTCAATATCTATATTCCCTACAAATTGTTGCTCTTGCTTAGAAGGATCTTTAATAAAAAGCTGAACGTAAGCCGAGCTTGCTGTAGGCGGCGGCGCATCAGCAATTGCTTCAAAAATTAAATTTACTGTTTGTCTAGGTAACAGAGGTATAGTCTTTGCAAACGATTCAGATAGATAGACTTGATATAAGCTTTTGTAAGACTTTTGTTTCATTGTTATGTAACAATATCATTGCTATACCGCTTCATAATGTTCAAAATTTCTTTATATTTTGCCATAAAATTATTTTCATTTATTGAACCGACAAATGTTTTAAAATTAGGGTTAATAATTCTCTGAGGGTTATCTTCATAATTCTCGCTTGATTTAATTGCATCTTGAAGACCTTCTCTAATATTATTAGCGTTTTCTTTGGTTATAGGCGTAGAAAACAATGCATCTATAGAACCTGCAGGGATATTCATTACTAAAGCCTTAGCTAACATTCTAACCATATCTACATATCCCTCTGGAGGAATAGCAGTAGGCTGTGCTTCTGCAGCTTGACTAGTTTGAGGTACTGCAGCATTCTGTGATTCCCGATCTTGTTCAAAAAGAATAGATTTGTAACGGTTTATTAAATCATTAAATGCCATAATATTATTTATTAAACTATACAATAATAAGTTGCTTAGCTCTTAGTTTGTTAAAGTACTCTTTATTAAGAAAACTTAGACCCATATTTTTAGTAAACGCTTGTACTTTGTTAAATGTATATCTTTCAAGGTTTACCGAATCAACATAGCTACGAATGCTTGAAACAAGCTCTTCACCTCTACCATCATTTTTACTTAACAAATAATTAAAGTAGTCAAACGAAATTTCTGATATAAAAACTTTTATTGGTAATAATGTTTTAATTTTCTTTAAAATTACAGTTAAAAGCTTGAGAATTTTTTCATCCGAATAATGATTAAGAATATTAAAATTTTCTATCTGTTTATTATCAAAATACAAAATACACTTCTCTTTAGATTTTATATTTAACAGCGATTCACAGATACCATAAAAAACATGATGATAAAAAAATTTTTTAGATGAAGTTCCTAAGTTTTTATCAAGTAAATTAAACTTATGTAAATCATTAATTATCTTTATTTCTATTTCTTTAAATAAATTATTAAAGTTAATAATTTTTAAATTATACTGCTTAAAGTCAATGGACTGATACATAAATTATTATTATAATTTAAAAAAAATTATTATTCAAGAAATTTTTTTGGAGGCCTTCCAATTCTTACATTTATAATACCATTGTAATAGTCATCTCTCAATAGTACATTATTTTTTATTTGCTCTGATATTTCAAAGTAAGCTAACTCCCATTTTGATCCACATACTTTTATAATTTTAAATAAAAATTTATCTTTACCAAAATTTCTTATATCTTCATTTAGTTCATTAGATGAACTAGTATATAGTCTCCAGTCAGATTCTTTTAACTCAATTCTTTTGTTTTTTTTACCTTTTAACGGCTTTTTTTTTATTCTTGAGACACATTGTTTTTTTCCAATATATTTTTTGTTATTAACTAAATTAGTTATTTCGTAAATAAAGCCAAAAGTGTCTTCTTTTATTTGAACATCTTCTGCTATTATCCAATGACCTAAATCCATTAATTTATTTACCGCTATATAGTGTTAAGCCTGGAAGAGAACGCCTTTGAATAGGTATTTTTAATTTTTTTTTCTTTTTTTTCGCTCCTAGTATTTTAGGTATTCTAGTATCATTAGGTGAATAAGCATTATCATTTTGAGAGGGGAACTGATTGCCAAATGATCCTATAGATGCTATAGTTCCCGTGCCAAAAGCGCTATTAGGACCTCCTGAAACTATATTTTCTTCAAGGACCTTTAAAAATTTTTGCTCAAATAAATTATTTGATTTCATTTATTTATATATTATTATTTAATAAAATGCTAATTGATGAATACATAAAAGAACTTGAAACAGACTTAAAAATTGATGAGCTTATATTAAAAGATTATCAATTAAAATTACCCGGTATTAAGCATAAATGGGCGGGCAGATGTATTAGACATAAATTGGAAATCAACGAGTTACGTAAAAAGAGAGAGCATACAAAAAAGTTAGTAGTAGATAAATTAAATGAGCAAAGCCCTGTTAAATTAGCTTTTTCTGTAGTTGAAAGAACTGCAGAAAAATGCAATGAAATATTAGACACAGACAATAAAATTAATGAATTAGAGCTTATTATTGAGCTCTTAGAAAAAGCAGAAAAGATCTTAAGCTCTGCATCTTATGATATTAAAAATTTAATTGATATTATAAAGCTTGAAACGACATGATAAACTTTACCTACGATCCCAAGAGGGGTACAGGCTTGCTATCTGGTGAAATGTTTGAAGACATAAGAGAAGCTTTTTCTGTTAAAAATGAAGCAGCTTTTTTCATTAGACAAAAATATGGCAGGTATTTACCTCAGCGCACTTATGCCATTACCCCCGCCGGTAGATTTGAGCCCGGTCTTTACTTTGAAATACGAAAATTTTTAACTAATAAACAATTTGTTGGAGAGGTTAACACAGATGAACAGTTACTTACTGTTATTAAGCCTTCTAAACGCTGGGAAAAAAACCCACAATATTCTACTGATTTAGTTCCCTTATCTCTTCCTTTAAGAGACTATCAAGAAGAGATTGTTAAGAAAGCTCTTAATATTGGTAGAGGTACTATTGTACTAGCAACTGCAGGCGGAAAAACACTTACTGCTGCTTCCTTATTAACAAAACTCTTTCTTCTCTACGGGCAATCTTTTAAGTGTCTTTATATAGTACCTGATTTAGGGCTGGTAGAACAAACATCAAAAGATTTTCAAACCTATAATGTGCCTTTTTCTGTAAGTAAATGGACAGGTACAAATGCGTTAGATGTTTCCTGTAATATTATTGTAGCCAATTTAGGAATATTGCAGAGTAAAAATTCTGATCTCTCTTGGATTCAAAATATTGATGCTTTAATAGTTGATGAGGTTCATAAAATAAGAAAAGGAAATGAAATTAATAAGATTATTAAATTAATTAAAACACCTATTAGATATGGATTTACCGGTACAATGCCAGAGAATCTTCTAGATCAGTGGAATATTATAGGTAAGATTGGACCTATAGTTTATGAGAAAAATAGTTATGAGCTGAGACTTGAAAACTTTATAAGTAATGTACAAATTCAAATATTAAAACTTTGCTATAAAGAAGATCCTTTTAAGGATTTAGTTTTTTCTAAAACTAACCTCTATAGAGCAGAGCAAAATTTTCTTATAAGAAATACATTTAGAAATAATATTATTAGTAAACTTGTGTGTAAAGTACAAAATAATACTCTTGTTCTTGTCGATTTTATTGTGCATGGTGAGCTTTTATATTCATCAATTAAATCGGCTTGCCCGGATAAACACGTATATTTTATTAGAGGTGAGGTAGAAATATCTGAAAGAGAAAAAATTAGAAAGCTAATGGAAGATAGAACAGATGTTGTTGTTGTTGCAATTTCTAAAATATTTTCAACTGGTATTAATATCAAGAATCTTCATTATATTGTTTTTGCATGCAGCGGAAAAGCTAAAATAAAAATTGTTCAATCTATAGGCAGAGGTCTTCGCTTGCACAAGGATAAAGATAAGCTTATAATATTCGACATTGCGGATGACTTTAAATATAGTACTTCGCATATGGAAAAACGCATAATGCTTTATGAAAAAGAAAAAATCAAGCACATCATTAAAGAAATTAAAGAAGCTTAAAACAGCTACAGCTGTTAATGACGGTAAAGACATTATTAATGATCCCGAGCTTCAAAAAATACTTAAAACCACTATTGATCAACAGATAGCCGCACCTAGTAAGAAACTGAAACCCAAGGAAAAGGTGCATTATGTAAATAGTAGAGAATTTGAAGAGGAAATTCGCGCATATTATAAATCTGGTTTAGTTACACAAAAATTAGGCGAAAGCTTAACTAAAATTGCACATGGACTCTCTTACGCGCCTAACTTTATTAACTACTCTTATAAAGACGACATGATTGGTGATGCTGTTGTAAAAATGTTCTCTGCATTACGCAACAAGAAGTTTAAACTTGATTCCGGATTCAGTCCTTTTTCATATTTTACCACAATCGCATTTCATGCTTTTATTAATAGAATTAAAAAAGAAAACAAACATCACGCCGTATTAAATGAATATCGTGATAAAGTTTATACAGATTTAATGCTTAATCTTGACGGTTCCAGCGGAGCACACATATACGTCGAGCCGAACGACGATAACTACAATAGTATAGAGTGAGAACAATAAAAGATCTTAATATAAACAATAACAAGGTTTGCTGTATAGCAGATCTTCATATTGGTGTACATCAAAATAGCATATTTTGGCATGAAACTGCATTAAAATGGGCTACATGGCTAAAAGGAGAACTTAACCATAAGGGTATTAAAGATATCTTTATACTAGGTGATTTGTATCATTACAGAGATGAAATAGCAGTAAACACTATTCATGTAGTAAATCAAATTTTAAATTTATGGTCTAACTTTAATTTAGTTATACTAGTTGGTAATCACGACGCTTTCTATAAAGATAGGTCAGATATTAATTCACTTTCTATTCTCGATGGGTGGAAAAACATTCAAGTAATTAGTGAGCCTTCTGAATTTACAATTTTAGGTAAAACTGTATCACTCCTTCCATGGGGTTCATCAGTTGAAAAAATAAACAAATCTGACGTACTCTTTGGTCATTTAGAGATAGAAAGCTTTAAGATGAACAGTCATAAGCATTGTGATAATGGTATGAAATCATCAGATCTTCTTTCTAAAGCAGATTTAATCATGACGGGGCATTTTCATCTCCGTGACGAGCGTAGATATGATTCTAAGACTATTATATATGTAGGTAACCCTTTTGAAATGGATTTTGGAGATACAGGATCAACTAAAGGTTATTATATACTTGATTTTAACGATCTTTCTTATATTTTTTATGAAAATTTGTTTTCACCAAAACATAAAAAAATATTATTATCTGATTTAACAACTTTTAAGACTCTTACTGCATCTGAAGTAAAACAGATAGTGAATAATAATATAGTTAAACTAATAGTAGATAAAAAAATAACAACAGACAATATTGAGTTGTTAATTCAAAAGATGGCCACTCATAATCCTTTTAACTTATCAGTAGATTATTCTCTATACAATGACAGTATTGTTATAAATGAAGATCAGGCTGTAGATTTTTCTGGTGTTGATATGAGTAAAGCTATAGAAGAGTTTGTTTCGCTTTTAGATATAGATAAAAAAAGCGATGTGTCCAAGTATTGCTTAGATTTGTATAAAAGAGCGTATACAACATGAAAAATATTACGTTTAATAGAATTAGTATTAAAAATTTTCTATCTGTTGGCAATCAGCCTGTTGTAGTAGATTTTAAGAAAGGCCTTCACATTATAACGGGAATTAACAAAGACAAAGAGGATAGGCGTAACGGTGTGGGTAAATCTACTGTCGCTGATGCTGTATACTTTGCAGTATTTGGTGAAACTTTAAGAGATTTAAAGAAAGAAAATATTATTAACAATGTTAACAGAAAAAGCTGTGAAGTTACTATAGATATTACAATACAGAGTTATGATTTAAAAGAAAACATACAAATTATTAGAACACTTGAACCATCAAAATGTTTTATATTTGTTAACGGTGAAGATAAAACAAGAGATAGTATCTCGAATACAAATTCTTTTATAATGTCTAAGCTTAATTGTACACCGGAAATATTTCAAAACTGTGTTATTATGACCATAAACAATACTATTCCGTTTATGGCTAAAAAAAAGCAAGAGAAGAGAAAATTTATTGAAGATATTTTTAATTTAGGTGTTTTTAGTGATATGCTTAATTTGCTTAAAAGCGATGCTAACGATAATAAAAAATCTTTTGACACTGAAACCACTAAGCACGATGAAATATACAAAGGTATTATTTCTCTAGAAAAACAAAAGGAAAATTTTTCTATTGAAAGACAGAAGAAGAAAGAAAAATATATTATTAGACAACAAAACAATAGTAAAGAAATTTTTGAAATTAGTAAAAAGCTTAACTCCTTTGAACTGCCTGATGTAGACAAGATTAAGACAGAGATTGAAGAACTCGAAGCAAGCAATACAAAAGTAGATAAAAAGCTACAAGAGATAAGACATTCAATTTCTGAAAACAGTACTCTAATAAGCCAGCTTCAAAAGAAAATATTATCTGTAGGCACTGATAAGGATATATGCCCCACATGTCTAAGAAGCATTGAGGATATTGATAGAAACCACATTAAAATGGAAAAAAAGAAAATAAATGATGAAATATCTGATCACGAGGATAATATTAACAGCTCTAAGACAGAGGAAAAGCAATTTATTTCTTTTTTAAATAAAATTGAATTAAAGATACAAAAGCTTCGCGATTCTCATAATTCATATAAATTAAAACTTAAAGAAAAGCAAAATTATGAAGACAGGCTTGCCCAGCTTAATCAATGGCAAGCAGAGCTTGAGCAAGATTTAAAAGAAATTGAAATCGATTCCAATACTTTTGATTCTGTTATTAAGGAACAAAAAGAAAGATTAGAAAAGACAAAACAAGAACTTGAGTTAATAAAAGACAAAATTAATACTTTAGACATAGTAAAGTTTGTTGTTTCTGAAGAAGGTGTAAAATCCTATATTGTTAAAAAAATTCTTCAACTGTTTAATAGTAAACTTGCATATTATCTTAAAAAAATGGATGCTAATTGTATATGCACATTTAATGAATATTTTGAAGACGAAATAGTTGATAATAAAGGTAAGTCTTGTTCTTATTTTAATTTTAGCGGTGCAGAACGAAAAAATATTGACTTTGCTTGTTTATTTACATTTATGGATATTAGAAAGTTACAAGGCGATGTATCTTTTAATTTTAGCATATATGATGAGCTTTTTGATTCAAGTTTAGATGAAAGGGGTGTAGAATTGGTAATTAATATATTGAAAGAACGTGTAGACAAATATAACGAGTCTATTATGGTAATTAGCCATAGAAAAGAAAGTATTAAAGCGGCAACAGGTGAAATTATTTTTCTAGAAAAAGCTAACGGAATTACAAGAAGAGTTGATTACAAGGAATATAATAGTTAATATATATATGTTTGTTTCACCTTTTCCGCAGCCGTTTGCTTTACCTTTTACACCTGTCAATCCCTTAGTAGCCAGTAAGAACACATTCGCAGACTTACCCAGACCACCAGAGCTTGATTTATCTAGAGCTATGAATTTTTATGCAGATTATAGCGGATGCGGATTTTGGCGCATGATATGGCCAGAGCATATTCTTAACGCCCATCAAAAGTTAGTAGTTCACGGCAGTACAGTAATGTGTTTTGATCCTAATTATTATAGAACTACAAAATGTGTACGTATTCAGCGTCAAGCTACAACCAGCCAATTAAAGTTCGTAACATTTTTAAAGGAAGTTAGTAAGCAACTTGGATTTAGATTAGTTTATGAAATTGATGATTTAGTTTTTAGTGAAGATATTCCTGAGTATAATAAGTTTAAACCTGCCTTTACAGATTCTGAAATACGTAAGACGTCACAGCAAATTATGGAAATGTGTGACGAGATAACTGTTACTTGTAATTTTATGAAACAGTATTATATGGGTAAAACAAGTAATAAAAATATTACTGTTATTCCAAATTTTCCGCCTAAATTCTGGCTCGGTAATTATTATAGTGAAAAACGTATTTCAGAAAATTTTGATGTTTTTCAAAAGAAGCCAAGAATATTATATGCAGGCTCAGGAGCACATTTTGACGTGGATAATCGTGTCAATCAAAAGGATGATTTTTATCATGTTCTCGATGCTATAGTTAAAACTAAAGATAAATACCAGTGGGTTTTTCTTGGTGCTTTTCCTTTACCTCTGCAGCAATTTATACGCGATGGTACGCTCGAATTTCATCCTTGGCAACAGCTTTATACCTATCCTGAAAAAATTTATAATCTAAGAGTTAATATGATGGTTGCGCCTCTTCAGAACAACACATTTAATAAAGCTAAGAGTGATTTAAAATACATTGAAGCGTGTAGCTTCGGATTACCAATTGCCTGTCAGGATTTAGTAACATATGAAAATGCTCCTATAAAATTTAATACAGGCGATGAAATGATTGGCTGTATTGAGGAAACGCTGTCTAAGAAAGGTAGATATATGAATCAGTGTGCAAAATATCGTAAGGTTGCAGAGTCAAGATGGTTAGAGAATGAATGTAATCTTAATATGTATTCCGAGCTTTATACACTACCGTACGGTGATTTAGGTCGTAAATTAATTAATAAAGCTAACGGGTTATGAGAAAGCTTTCTAAGAAGGAAACCAGAAGACTTGAAGAGGAGGGATGCTTGAGGGATTTAGTTGAAATATGGGTCGATAAGCATAATCATAAGCTTGAATTACTCAGAACATTTACAAGCCTAATCGCAGCAATTTGTTCTGCTATTGTTCTATTTAAAATAGTTTTACATTTGTAATTGTACTTTGAAATAAAGCTGTTATAATACTTTTGTGTACAGAAATGTTGCATATTTACCAAAAAGCCAGCTTATGCGTCTTTTTACCTGGGATAGTGAGGGTAAACGCGTTGCTTTAGATACCACTTTCGAGCCTTACATTTATCTAGAAACAAATAATAAACCCGATACTACCAGTATATTTAATACAAAACTCAAAAAGAAAAAGTTTCGCAATCAAGCCGAACGCTCAAGGTATTTGAAAAATAATAAAATTATTAGAATATTTGAAAATTTAAACATTCAGCAACAATTTCTGATAGACAGTTTTTGGAACGAGTATGAAAACGAAGAATTTTCAAAACACCCTATTAGAGTTTTGTTTATTGACATTGAAACTTATAGCCCAGATGAGTTTCCTAAGCCTGACGATCCGCAACATCCCATAAACATTATTACCGTTTATGATACTTTGAGAAAGCACTTTATCACGTGGGGGCTGAAGACATATTATAATAATAGAGAGCATTCAACATACATTCACTGTAAGTCGGAAAAAGAATTACTTTCAAAATTTATAAGTTATTTTATCTCCGATTACCCAGATATACTTTCTGGATGGAACAGTGAATTCTTTGATGTCCCTTATATTATCAATAGAATAACAAGAATTTTAGGTGAAGATGAGGTTAAGAAGCTTTCTCCGGTTGGCTATATAAGACCTATAGTATTTAAAGGTAAGTTCGGTAAAGAGCAAGTGCATTGGCATATTGAAGGTATTTCGTGTGTTGACTATCTAGATATTTATAAGCGTTTTTGCCCTGCACTAAGAGAATCATACAAACTAGATGCAATTGGTGAGACAGAATTAGGTGAGAATAAGATTGATTACGGTGATACAAATCTTACCAGTCTAGCTGATGAAAACTGGGAATTATTTGTACAATATAACATTCAGGACGTAAATCTTCTTGTTAGACTAGAAGAAAAGCTTCAATATTTGAAGCTTTTAAGAATAATAGCATACGCGGGGTTAACTACTTTCGAAGGCGCGCTAGGATCATTGTCTGTTATTACAGGACTATGCGCAATTAGAGCTAGGATGAGAAACCAGCGCATACCTACCTTTAATAAAACGCATACAAGCGATGAACAAAATGCTGGAGCTTATGTTAGTGATCCTAAGAAAGGGATTCAAGAAAACGTTGTATCGTTTGATGCTAATAGCCTGTATCCTAACGTTATGATAACGCTAAACTTATCTCCCGAAACAAAAGTAGGTGTAATTGTAGATAGGACAGATAAAGAGATAACATTACAACACGTAAATGGTCAAACGTTTAAACTTTCTAATAAACATTTCGTAGATTTTATTGAAAAAGAAAAAATAGCCATTTCTAAGGCTAAAGTACTTTTTACACAAAAAGAGAAAGGTATTATACCTGAAACCGTAGATCATTTTTATAAAAAGCGCGTTGCCATTAAAAAACAGCTAGCTGTAGCAAAAAGAAAACTTATTACACTAGATAAAACAACAAGCGATTATCAAAAGCTTAAACTTCAGATAGAAAATTTAAATATTACTCAACATACTATAAAGATTTTAATTAATACAATCTACGGCTATTTTGGTAACAAACATAGCCCTCTAGGTGACGACGAACTAGCAGAATCAATTACACTAACCGGGCAAGCTGTTATTAAGGAATCAAATAGACTACTTGAAGAGTATATTAAAAACAAAGCAAATTTATCTGATGATGATTTAAAGAACGATACACCCATTATCTATAATGATACTGATAGCTCATATGTTTCAATTAAATATCTTGTAAGGAAAACAGGATTAAAGATGTTTGATAGTAAAGGAAGAATTACATCTGAATACTATAAACAAGTACGAGATATAGAAGACCACTTAAACGAAAATATTATGAAGTGGGGACAATTAGCATTAGGCTCTCAAGATTGCAGGCTAAATTTTAAGAGAGAAACTATAGCAGATGTAGGACTCTTTCTTCAGAAGAAAAGATATGTTTTACATGTGCTAGATGAAGAAGGCATACCTTGTGATAAGTTTAAGTATACTGGTGTAGAGGTTGTAAGAACCACTATGCCAACTCCTATCAAACCGTATGTGAAGAAGATTATTGAAACAATGCTAATGACTCAAGACTTAGCTCAGACTAACAAAATATTTAACGAAACATATGACATTTTCAAAAATCTTTTAGCAGAAGATATAGCTTTTGTAATGGGTATAAAAGGATATGAAAAGTATTCTGCACAGTGTGAAGGATTTAAAACTGTTAAGCATATGCCTATTCACGTTAAAGCAGCTTACTTTTACAATTTACTTTTAGATAGGTTTAATACAGGAAAAAAGTATGAAAAGATATCTTCCGGTGATAAAGTAAGATTTTTTTATGCAAAGCAACCAAACCGGTTTGGTATATCAACAATAGGTTACAAATATACATATCCAAAAGAGTTTGCAGAGATATTTGAAATTGATCACGAGCTAATGTTTAAAAAAATTATTTTTTCTTCTATTGAAAGGTTTTATGAGGCGGTAGGCTGGAAGCTTCAGTCACCCGGTAGCCAAGTTCAAACCGATTTATTTGCATTATTACACGAATAATGTTGATTTTACTCTACACTAATATAAAATAACTACATGAACGATACAACTATTGTAACATTTATTGACCATATTGGAAGAACAATTTTAGCGGAGCAAGTTTCTGTAGACAAAACTACATTAACTGTTAAGAATCCCGCCATTATTCACGTGCAACCCACACAGAACGGACAGCTTAACGTTCAGACAATTCCTGTCTTTTTTAGAGAGTTTGTCGGTGAAAAGGCCCGCAACGAAGGTACAGTCTGGAAGTTCAATCTTGCTAGTATTGTTTTAGGTGTAGATATTGATAACGATACTAGGCTCTTAGATCAGTATAATAAACTTTTTGGTAAGGCTCCTGCTGTCACTTCTCATGAGCCTGTTATTAAGTTATTTGACGAATAATTTATTACTTGTTTTTAATTCTACTTTCTTTATAATAAGAGTATGAGTAAAGATCTTAATAAGATATTTGCATCACTAGATAAACTAAATTCTGAAGCTTCTTTTTTAAACGAAAATGCACTTAGTAAAGTTGATGAGTGGTTTGATACTGGATGTTACGCTCTTAACGCTATACTTGGCGGTAGTTGTAGGGCTGGTGGCGTTCCTAAAGGAAGAATAATTGGGTTTTCTGGGCCTAGCCAGACTGGCAAAACATTTATTGTTAATAAAATTCTTGCCACTGCTCAAAAGAAAGGCCTTACTCCGGTCATATTTGATACAGAAATTGCTATTGATGAAAATAGTACTAAAGGTGTTGGGTTAGATTCAAAAAATACTAAATATGTACCAGTAGATACTATTGATCAGTGTCGAAATCAAGTTAGCGCTTTACTTGATAGTATTATAGAGAATGATGCAAAAGGTAGGTTTATTATTAGTATTGATAGTCTTGGTAATCTAGCTTCGCAAAAAGAGTTAGATGATGTTGCTAAAGATAAATCCGCCTCAGATATGGGACTCCGTGCAAAGTCTTTAAAGAGTATGTTTCGTACTTTAACTTTTAAGGCAGCTAAGGCCGGTGTGACGATTCTGTTTACAAACCACACATACGATGATCCGTCTGCAATGTTTCCTAGTCTTGTAAAGAATCAGGCTGGTGGCTCAGGTCCGGTGTATATGGCTAGTATTCTTGTACAGCTTGCCAAGCGCCATGAGAAGGAAGGCGAAGGTGATTCAATGGATACTGATGACAAAAAACTCGCTGAAGCAAACAAATATAGTGGTACAACCCTTCGAGCATTAACTGTAAAGAATCGCTTTCTTCCTCCGTTTTTAGAGACAGAAATGTATCTTTCTTTTAAGACTGGTCTCAACAAGTATAGCGGTTTGCTCGGTATGGCAGCAGTAAGAGGCATCGTTGAACAAAACGGCGCAACGTATACTGTTGGTGTAACAAGTGGTAAGTATAAAAAGGGAGATAAACTCGGTTATGCAAAGACTTTTGCAAAAGACCCCGCTTTTTACGAGGAATTCATTATTCCTGAACTCGACAAGCGCTTGGCTGAAGAATACAAATATAACGTAAATGAAGCGCAAGGCGAAGAAGAACCCGTCGAGTAAAGCTGTAGTCCCCGTTTCCGGGGGAATGGACAGTACTGTGCTGCTACATTTAGCGGCTAGTCGTTATGATGAAATAGTAGCTATTAGCTATAATTATGGACAAAAGCATAAGGACAAGGAACTAAACTGTGCTGCTCTCCAGATTGAATCGCTTGATATGCCTGTTGAATATCGGCGTATAGATTTACCGTTTTTTAAGGATGTCTGTCAAATATCTTCACTTCTCAATAACAAGATTGCCATAGCTAAGGCCAAGGATGTAATGGGTGATCCTCAGACGGTAAACTATGTTCCTTATAGAAACTTAATGCTTCTTAGTATATCCCTGGCAATAGCGGAGAATGCAGGAGCTAGCACTGTTTTTCATGGAGCTGCACAAGCTGATAGCGTTGCAGGGTTTTGGGATGGTAGTGAAGAATTTCTCGAGCAAATTAATAAAGTTTCAGCTCTCAACCGGAGAAACAGAATTACAGTACAGGCACCTTTAATTGACAAATCTAAAGAAGAAATTATAAAAATCGGTATAAAGCTTGGTGTAAATTTTAGTAACACTTGGACTTGCTATGAAGGTCAAGAACAAGCATGCGGTGAATGCACTGCATGTTCTTTGAGAATAAAAGGCTTTTTGGATGCAGGATATATAGACCCATTACCTTATAAAATCTCAATACCTTGGGAAAAATATAAGTGTGAAGTAATTAGGTAATTGCACCTCTTATATCACCTGTAGTGCCTGTTAATGTAAATCCCCCTCTTACTATTGCTGCTCCCGCACTACCACCTGATGCGGATGCCCCCACATTATATACTCGTTCAATATTACCTGAATAGTTTGATCCTCGATACACATATCCGTTTGCAGGGGTGCCTGCAGTTCCACCTTGACCTAAATTACCACCAGTACCACCAATAGCTCTAAAAAGACCTCCAGTAGTCCAAGCAAAACTTCCACCCGTTCCACCAATTTGTGTACTACCTGTGACACCAGCATTACAATTAGTTGTACAGTTAGTAGTAGTACCTACACCACCGTTTATACCTGCACCCCCTCCTCCACCGCCAAGTGCAAACATGGCAAATCCACCGTTATATGTAAATGTAAACATAGCACCTCCTCCCCCCCCGCCTCCTCCTCCTACAATTCCAGAATTATTTAAAGTTAAATTATAATTTAAATTAATTGCCGCCCCACCTGATCTCCCGGGTCCAGCATAGCCGTTCCACGTTGTGCTGCTGACTTGAGCTATTCCACCTGCACCCCCCGCTCCAGCTATTATAGAATTAGAATTTATAGTTAAAATTAATGTTACGTCACCTGGCCAATTACCTGTAACCAACGCGTAATTTGATGTACTCGAGCTTCCTATTAATGCATTATCTACTATAAATTGTACAGTACCCGTAGGTGTTTGACCTGGATAAACTTGATTAAATTCATTTCTTAAATTAATATTATATCTTGTACCTGTGATTGTAATAGCTGAACTAAAAAATTGCTTCCAAACTCCGCCATCCTTTATCCACCCCTTACTAACAGTCTTCCATAAATTTGCATCTTTAACAAATATCTTGTTAATATTTTTCCACGATCCAGCGTTTTTAATATATAAAGACATATACTAAATTATTTAATTATTATCAGCTAACTTGATAGTAAATATCGCCATTATTCCCGACAGTATTAGAAGGCGGACCAGCTTGTGTGCTAACAGTTACCGCAGGTTTACCTGTGATTGAACTCCATGCAACAGGTAAACTAGAAATTGTAACTTTATTTGTTCTTGTGCCAGTTGAATATGGAACTACATCACCCCCTACAGGGGTACCGGTACCTAAATCTGAAATTGTTACATCAGCCATAATTAGTCACTATAACTAAACCCACCTGGATCATATCCCCGGCGGCCAGGAATAGCTCCCATATTTCGTAGCTCTGCAGTTGCATCATCATCCTCAGGATACTCTTCTACTGTTTCAACCTCGCCTGAGCCCTCACCTTCAGGTTTCTCTGTATAAGGAACATAACTGTTTTTATATTTTAACGAATCGATAAAGTCTTGAACAACTTCGTTATCTGAAGCCATCTTCTTGTCATAAGCACGCGTTATTGCTTCTATAACTTCATTTTTTAGTTCAGGTGAATCATACAAATCGCCTTTCTGTACTTCTATCTCTTCAGGTAGCTCTATAAATATTGGCTGCCATTCTTTTATGAATCTAACATTTTCATTTTTTACAAATTTATTTGCAGTAGAGACGGGTGCTGAAGGCTGTACTTCTATTGCGGTAGATTTACCTTCAACACCGGCGTCTAAAGCTTTTTCAACCTGCCTAGGCTCAGTAACAACTCCGCCTTCAGGATCGACTCTTAGAACATTTAAAAGATTATCTACAATTCTAGCAGTATATCTTGCCTGTGTACCACCTATTTTTAATTCATTTTTAATAAGTTTCTCTAGATCTGATCTGAATTTCATTTTACTGCCAGGGTAAAATAACTGATATTCTTTTCCGTTTACAACATTTTTGACTTGTTTAAATAATTTTGTTTTAATAACATTTAAAAGTTTATCAGCTATTTCTTTCTTAGACTTACCTTCTCTTTTTGCAGCTGCACCTACACCATAACCATCGCCCGGTGCTTTTTCTATATCACCTGTATAGCCAGTGTCTAAATCGCCATAAATAGGAGCTTCTTTTAAAATTGCAGCTTTTTTTTCTAGATATGCTTCGAAAATTAATTGCGAGTCCTTATTCATCTTGAATTATTTATTCTTTTAAATATAATAAATCAGGAGGTTATTACTATTTGCGGTATATTTGGATCTAAAGATTTTACAACATATGTAAAGCTTTATAAAGGCAATAAGGAAAGGGGTACTTTCTCTTATGGTGGGTTGCTGGTCGGCTCACATGTACATGCGGTCTTGAAGAGCCCCGGTGTTGTAACTCTTACTAATAAATTAGTTATAGAATATGATAAAAAGAAAAAGAGTATAACCGATTTTAATATTTTTTTAGGACATACACAAGCACCTACATCTTTACAAAGAAAATTTTCTCCATCTACAAGCCATCCCTTTCAATACAAAAACTGGATTGTTGCGCATAATGGGGTCCTTACAAACGATAAAGAGCTTAAGAAAAGATTAGATAAAAGATCGTATAATGTTGTTGATTCATCAGTTATTGCCCCATTAATAAATAAATGTTTTAAGAAAACAACTGATGAAGTAAAAGCTATATGTGAAGCTCTCTCACAACTGCAAGGTACTTTTGGGCTTTGGATATATAATCAGGAGTCAACTAATATCTATCTAGCGAGATCCGGTAGTACGCTATATGCAGATTTTATTACAAATGATTTTTCATCTATTAAAGAGAAGGAGTACATTTCATTAGAGGAAGGTGTTCTTTTTTTAATAACTAAAGAAGGACTTACTTCTGTAGGTCAATTTAAACCCAACTCACCGTTTTTTACGCTTTGAAAACAGCATTTTATTTTTGCACACGTAAAGACAACCCTAAGGATACCTTAGCGCATCAATCTTTAGAAAAGATTTTAAATAAATTTCCTAAAAACTTCTCTCTTTATTACAACAGTAATAACACCAAGGGACTTAGCTATAACTATAATAAAATTTTAAATGAATATGGTACTGATTATGATAACATAGTATTTCTTCATGATGATGTACATGTAGACGACTTTAATGTTGTTGACAAATTACATGACGGGCATTTGAGGTTTGATTTAGTTGGTCTCGCTGGGGGAATTAACCCTGCTATAAAAGAGCCTGCTTTATGGCATATAATGTGCGGTGGTTTCGGTAGCGGTAATCTAAGAGGAGCTGTTGCACATCCTTATTCAAAAGGACAAATAACTATGACAAGCTTTGGCCCAACACCCTCGAGGGTGGCTATTCTTGATGGTCTTTTTATTAGTGTAAAAACAAAATCTATCCTAAATGCAGGATGGCAATTTAATGAAAATTATGAATTTCATCACTATGATATTGCAAGCAGTATAGATGCCAATAGCAAGATGCTTAAATTAGGTGTAGTTCCTATATGGGTTGCACACAACTCACCCGGTCTTTTAAATATAAATGATGAAAAATTTGTAAGTAGTCAAGAAAAATTTTTAAATGAATATTCGTCTCATTGATTAATTTAAAGTTTAATATATTATTATATAGATGTCTAAACTAGACTTAGATTTTTTTGAAGTTGTTATAGCGTATAAATCTCTTACGGATGAAATATATTTAGCTTCGATTATCGACTATGTGAAACCTAGTTTTTTTAAAAATAAAGATATTAAATCTGTTTTTACGATAATTCGAGATTTTTATGAAAAGCGTAATACAAAGCCAACTATTACCGAGATTAAATCTTATTTAATTACAGAAGAGCTTAAAACCTCTTTAAAAAATGTTGTTTCTCTGTTTAGTAATGTAGATAAAAATCTTAATAGTGATGAATTAGCTGCTAATACTGAAACATTTCTTAAAGAAAAATCAGTTTATTTTACAATGATGGATGTGGTTGATGATATTAATAAAAGCGAAGTTGACACATCCAAGATTTTATCTAAATTTGAAAAAGCTTGTTCTATTACACTCGCTACTGAGATCGGTTTAGATTTATTTAGTGATATTGATAAAGTTGTTGCTAATTTAAATTCAAATGAGAAATACATTTCATCCGGATGGAAGTGGCTTGATGATAAGATTGGTGGGGGATTTTTAGAAGACGGCAGAGCATTGTATTTGTTCGCTGGGGAAACAAATATCGGAAAGAGTATATTTCTAGGCAATATTACTCTTAATATCGCTGCACAGGGTAAGACAGTTTTACTCGTTTCTCTTGAAATGCCAGAACTAATTTATGCAAAGAGACTTTACTCCAACGTTACAAAGATTCCTCTCGGTCAACTTAAAATAGAATGTGATACTCTTAAGAATCAAATTAATGAATATTGCGTTGAAAAGCCCGAGTCTAAGGTAATTATAAAAGAATTTCCACCAGCGACTATTACATCCAATCATCTTAAAGCTTTTATAAAGAAAATTGTTCAAAAAGGTATCAAGATAGATGTAATAGTTTTAGATTATGTTAATCTTCTTCACTCTACATTAGGTGATTCTAGTTACGAGCGGATTAAAGTTTGTACAGAGCAGCTTAGAGCTTTGTCTTATGTGTTTAATTGCCCTATTATTTCTGCTACACAATTAAATCGTGAAGGGTATCAGATTACTGACCCTGGATTAAAAACCATTTCTGAAAGTATGGGTCTTGCTATGACTGGCGATGTAATTATGAGCATTTGGCAAGAGGACACAGATAAAGAACTCGGTATTGTAAAAATGGGTCTAATGAAAAATAGATTTGGGCCAAATTACGGTCATTGTACAATGCGAATTGACTATTCGACACTTACAATTACTGAAGATGAGCATATTAACGACACAGAAGCAAGCGCATCTACTATTAATACTTTGACCAAATTATCTTTAGATAATTGATTTCTTGTTCATATTCAATAATTAAATTTTGACAATGAAAGGTTACGACCCTTCAGAGCAAATTACTGAATACGAACAAAATCATTTATTCTTATCTTATTGTACACTAGTAACTCTTTTAAATACTAAAAAATTAAATTTAGCTAACGTGTTAATACAATTACTTAAAAGCAGTGTTCATAGAGAATTATTTAAAGAATATATTGATTTAAAGAGCGATTTTGCTGCTATTAAATTTTTCTTGCAATTTGAATCAAGTTTGTATAAAAGTAAATATATAATGAAATTCTTAAACAATAACAAAAGAAAAGTGCTTAATGGGCAAGATAATTAACGCGTCGGTAACGCTAAATAAACAAAAATGTACTGATAAAGCATATTTTGATAAAATGTATATTAAATTTAGCAGAGAATTTTTAAAGTCAGGGGTTTTGGATGAACTTAGACTAAAAAAACGTTACTATAAGCCTAGCGCTTTAAAAAAAATTAAAAAACAATTATTTAGAAATAAATGGAAATATTACAATTGATTACCGAATTTGATAAATTTATTTACAATACTTATTTAAGAGTTTCACGAAGCAATAATAAGTTACCCTTTAAAATAAGAAAAGATTTCGAAAAACTTGATGATAAGAGCTTTGTATCTATTAAGAAGATATCTTCTTTTTTAAAAAGATTTCCTCATATTAAAGTTGAAGATTTCTTTCGCGCTCCTTTCGCACTTTATACAGACGAAAAATACTTTCCGTTAGAATTTTTCCTTTCATTAAAAGCTACCAAAGCCTATACATTGTTTAATAAAAGACAGGAAAATTTAGATCCCGACAGTGACGAACAATTAAACAATATTAAGAAGTCTATTGTTTTTATTAACCAGTTTTGCAGGAAGCAAGGTATTAATCCGTTGTTTTATATAGATCATAAAACTAATAATGAATTTTCCTTTATCTTACACTTAAGAGAACACAATGTGTGTGTATATCCTCTATTAAATTATAAAAATTTTGAAAGGAACCTACGCTCAAGAGACACAGAAGTAGTAAAATATATTATTGGCGAAGATCTTTATAATAATATTCAACTATTTAGAACTAGGCTTTATAATTCAAAGAAAGCAATTAAGCTTGTAGATTTAGGCTTAAAAAAAATTACAAATAATACTTGATTTAAAAATAGTTTATGCTATTATCTTTTTTATGAATACATTTACCAATTCCATGTTTGAGAGTATTAAGGGCGCGCTTACAAAAAACAACGAGAACATTAGCTCTAAGGTTAAAGATTATTTGCGATGCGAGGTAGGCAATACTTACATAGTGAGATTGCTTCCTAATGTAAAAGACCCTGCTAAGACATTTTTTCACTATTATTCATATGGGTGGAATAGCTTTTCTACAGGTCAACTTGTAACTGTTGTAAGCCCTACTACATGGAATCAACGCGACCCGATTGCTGAAGAACGTTACCGTATTTTACGCACAGGTTCTGAAAAGGAAAAAGAAAAGGCACTTGCTATAAGGCGCCGTGAAAATTGGCTTGTAAATGTGTATGTCGTTTATGACCCTGTTAATTCAGACAATAACGGTAAAGTAAAGCTGCTTCGCTTTGGTAGACAGCTTCACAAAATTATTATGAACGCTATTGAAGGAGAAGAAGCTACAGAGCTCGGTCCTCGTATTTTTGACCTTTCCTCTAAGGGGTGTAATTTGAGAATTAAGGTTGAAAAGCAAGGGGAATATCCCACTTACGTCTCTTCGAAGTTTTCTACATCTAAAGAAATTGAGGGCTTAGATGAAGATTCGTTTAAAAAGATTTACAGTAGCGCATTTGATCTAGAGTCGTATGTATCTGTAAAAAGCTACGACGAGCTTAAAGAGATTTTAGACACTCATTACCATAGTACTGAGGATATTGATGAAGATTTGCAAAGCGCTTCAGTAATTGTTTCATCACCTACACCAGCTGTAAAGCCAGTAGTCAAGTCAGCGCCTTTAAAGGCTAGTGAAGAAGATGATGCTTCTATTAATGAGCTTCTTAAAGATCTATAATGGAAACTTTTAAAGCTCTTACTCCAGAAGAAATAAAGATTGCTACCCTTCAGTTTATGGGTCAGCATCTTACTGGGGAAATGAAGGAGCTTAACAAAAATATTATTGGTGAAAGCTCTACATTAAGGGGCATGACAATTGACCCAGTAAAAGTTATTAATTCTATTGCAGGCCCTCCTAACGCTAATATTGTTAATGCAGGGATAAATATTAATAAAGATATATCTATTCAAAACGGTATTCAAACGCGTCAAGTATCAATTCCTTTTCAGCCTTTACAGCAGGTAGAAGATCCCAATCAATTAACGTTTGATTTTGAAAAATCATCTTACGCAAAGTCTATTTTTGATCATTTAGACGCCATAAACAATAAATTAATTAGAATAGAAAATTTACTTAACACCTTGAAATAGTATATATGTATGTTATTATTATTAAATGATGCTCAAGATAGCTGACAGAGAGAAATTTTTAAATAATTTTTTAATACCATTAAGCAAAATTTCAGATAGCGCAGTAGTAAAAATCGATAAAGAAAAAATTACTTCTTTAGTATCAACTTCTGATAATACAGTTATTGTTTTTTCAGAATATATAGAGTCGGAAAATATATCTTTTAAAACACTTAATATTCCTGACTTAAAAAAGCTTTGTAGAGTCATTTCTTGCATAGAGGAAAAATCTATAGAGCTCGACATATCTTCGAATTTTATAGGCTATAAATCATCTAACGTAAGATTTAAATATTATTTGTTCGATGATAATATTATTTCATCGCCAAAGCTTAATATCGATAAGCTAAAAGCTTTTGAATTTGACGGTAAATTTTCATTCACATATAACTCATTATTAGGATTAATTAAAGGGAGTTCTATTACTACTGAGACGAACAAAGTTTATCTTTCGGTAAAGGACAATATTGTATATGGTGAACTTACTGATAAAATGCGCCCTAATGTTGATTCTTATGGTATTAATATATCTTCAAGCTATGAAGGAACACAGTTTGCTGTCCCGGTACCCTTGAATTTTGAAGTATTTAGAATAATTTCTTCTATGAGATTTAATGAAATAAATTCTCAAATAATAACAAAATTAGGAGTAGTTACATTTGATTTAACCTTTGATATTGCAAAGTTTAAATTTATTATATCTGCTTTAGCAAATTAATGAGCAGCAAAAATAAAGTACGCACACCTAGTTATTTTATAAAGAGGCTACGCGATAATGGGTTTATTGTAATTAAAATTTTTAATGTATATTCTAAGCAAGATCCCAGACAGTGGACTGTAATGGTCAATCCTAGCGAATCTTCTGTTTTAATTACTTGTTATTTAAATAAAGAAAATATAAACGAAGTTTTGTTTGAATTTAATGATGGTGGCAGAAGAATACCTAAAAATTTCTATATTAAAACAGACAGTATAGAAGTCATTATTGATTATTTGATTAGACATGGTGTTTCAAATAATATAGATTACCATGGCCGCAATAGATACTTGTCAAAAGGATTAAATAACTATGATGAAAAACAAGTCATCTGATGATAGCAAAAAGCAAAAATTTGATCCTAATGCAAATAAGGATATCAAAGAGCTTACTCATAAAGCTTTAAAGTCTTATATTAATGACAAGATAAACGAAAGAGCGTCAAATAAAATTGATCTAGATGCTCTTAGTAGTGAGATTTTAGAATTTTTAAGCTGTTTTATTTTGATAGGTTACAATTTTAGCGGCGAACCGGTAACTGTGATTTCCGCTCATAATCAACAAGAAGCTGATTCATTGGGGGCTTTACTTAATAAGTTTATGTATAACAACAGGGAAAAAGATTTGCCTGGAGACTGATTTTTTTTATCTTAAAATAATTAGTGAATAAAATTTTAATACTAGGTCGCGGCTTTATTGGAACCCACCTAAACAATTTTTTAAACGACAAAAATCACAATGTATTTTTTGCCAGTCAAGATATAATTGATTATAAAAGTGACTATAAACTCGCAAAATTTATTAGAGATAATAACTTTTATGTTGTTATAAATTGCTCAGGCTATACCGGGGTACCAAACGTTGATGCTTGCGAGCTTAACAAAGACTTGTGCTGGCTTTATAATGTTGTGGCTCCTAATACTATTGATAAAGTATGTAGCGACTACAATATTAAATGTGTTCATATTTCCAGCGGGTGTATTTACTCAGGTTATGATACAGAATATTCAGAAATCGATATTCCCAATTTTGGACTTTACAGCAACGTGTCAAGTTTTTATTCTAAATGTAAACATGCGTTTGAAACTATTTTTAATAAAAACCATTCTGCTATTTTTAGAATAAGAATGCCTTTTACTAATACTAAAGAAAATAAAAATTATCTTTATAAAATTTTAAAATATGACAATCTAATTAGTTTTAAAAACAGCTTTACTAATGTATATGATCTCTGTCTTTTTACAGAAAAATTTATTACAGAATTTTATTCACCAGGTATTTTTAATGTTGTCAACCCCGGGCCTATGGATGCAAAAGAGGTTGTTGATATTTTCAAGAAACACAACAAAGTCAATCCTAATTGGAATTTTGTAGATATTTCAGATTTAAATATTATTGCAGGTAGATCTAATTGTGTTTTATCTACCAATAAAATTAAAACTATGGGCCTAGAATTACCAGGATCTTTTAAATCTGTAGAAGATTGTATAAAAGTATTATGATTTTTAATTTTATAAAACACCCAAAGAAAAAGTATGTTTATGCGATTACTAGGGGTGTTTATTTAGGAGAACTGTTCGTTTATATGGAAACTAAGGAAAAAACGTATTACTTTCTATCTTTACCTGAAATGAAAATAAGGGAAGTACCTATAAAGAAATTTGAGTTTGGGTTAACCGAAAGAATTATTGATATTGCAGATAAAATGCCTTTAAATGTATACGATGTGTGTAGAGCGCAATACAATAAAAACACATCTTTAAATTAGATATCATTAGCATAAATAGCTTTATGGACTTTATTACCCCTAAGCCTATTGTTTCACCTATTAGCGGGCAGCTAGTTAAACCGAGACTTCGCACGCAAATACGCGAAGGTAAAGAGATTGTAGAAGCAGAATATATTGATCCAGCTAGCGGTACTTTTATTAGAAAAGGAACAGTATCAGTAAAAGACATCGTAAAAGACAAAGAGAATAAATAATCCTTGTTTTTTATAGATTTTTGACTATAATTGTAATGTGCTAATACCGTTTGAATATTTTTTACAAAAATTCTATCAACACGCGGGATATCCTCAATTTAAAAAAAATAGTAATACGTATATTGCTGGCTGCCCAATATGTCGCGAGGGCAAATCTTGGGGTAAGAAAAGAAGATGCGTTTATATAGTAGATGACAATGCTATATGTTGTCATAATTGCGGATGGTATAGTGATCCCATTAAATGGATAACGGAAGTAACTGGTCTTAGATTTAATGAAATATTAAATGAATCTAAAGAATTTGATATATTACCGCTCAACAGTCTTATTTCTGATAGCGATATTTTTATTCCGAAAACACCTCATCGGCTCCCCGCTGACTGCATTAACATATTTGATAGCAATCAAATAAAATATTTTAACAACAATACAGTGATTAGGGATGCAGTATCGCTAGTTAAAAAGCGTAGACTTGATACTGCCATTAATAGACCTGATGCGTTATTTGTATCTCTAAATGATAAAGTTCATAAAAACAGAATAATAATACCATTTTATAATGAAAATAATGAAGTTATTTTTTATCAAACCAGGTTAATTTATGATAAAGATGCAAAACTTTATCCCAAATATCTAAGCAAGATAAACGGTGAAAAGTCTTTGTATAATATAAATAAAATATCCGAAGAACTCGATTACATATTTATTTTTGAAGGACCTATTGATGCATTTTTTGTTAAAAACGGCATAGCCGTCGCAGGAATTCAAGAAAATAGCCATAACACGTTTTCGGCACTCCAGCAAAAACAATTATCTTTATTTCCTTTTTATAAAAAAATATGGGTACTAGATAGTCAATGGCAAGATAAAGCTAGTAAAACTAAAACAAAAAAATTAATTGATAGTGGTGAAAGGGTTTTTATATGGCCCGAAGACTTAGGAAAATCTTATAAAGATGTTAATGAATATTGTATAGATAAAAATTTCGACAATATTGATCCGGGATTTTTTATAGAAAATTCTCATCAAGGTTTAAAAGCTAATTTATTGTCTTCTGTTATCTGTCGTTAGCTGAAATTAAATAGCCTTTTAATGATTCGCTTAATGAGCTAAGTTCTGCGGCTAACCTTGCTATCTTCTTTTTTTCACTTCTTGCTATGTCTTCAAAAATCGAATCGCATGCTGCAGTGTGTAATTGAACTTGCATACTACTAGCATCTGTGCTATTCAAAAAATTTATAAATTCATCTATACGACTTATCCAAACATTTAATTTTTGAATTTGTTCATTTTTTTTGTGATCCTGTACTTGCTCTCTACCACCCCTAACGTTAAAATCCTCTGGCTTAGCCGTATCAAGAGCCTGTGCCATAGCTTCTTTATCTGTAGCTGGTTTTTGATCTGGCGATTCTAAATCTGCTTCCAACAACGTATTAAACTTATGTTCGAAAAACTTCATAAAAATATTTATTTTATTTGAATAAATAATCTTGTGAAATCAAAGCTTTTATTTGAAGAGATTATGAATTATAATAAATGGGTTTCAGGTATAGCCTCTAGAGAGCTTGCAACACAACAAGTTACATTAAAAGATTTATTTGATAAAACTGTAGATCAATTTCCTAATAATGCACAAGCGGACAAAGTATTACCCTACCCTATCAATGGAGTAATACAGCAGCTTGGTGATCTATACATTAATGCATGCAATTCAAAAATGCTATTTATGCAGGCATTGAAGAATCCAGTAGTGCAAGAAAATAAAGCCGCAAAACTTCAAGTACTAAATATAATTGAAAAGTTAACTAAAATTATTAATGAATTAAAATCTATATTTGCTGACACCAGAGTGCCTGTTGACAAAAAAGTTGATAAAAAGTAATAATATTATATAATAATTAAATGTTTAAAAAGTTAGCATTACAGCTTTTATTTTTATTTACTGTTTCCACTATTATTGCAATATTTTTAAATTATTTTTCTATTAATTTAGTAGTTGGGTTTTTAGTAGGAACTATTTTTCAATATGCTGTTTTTTATGGATTCTCATCTATCCTAGATATAGTTGCTTCTTTTAAAAATAAAAAACTAGAAATAGAAAAACTAAGACAACTCTCTTTTCAAGGCTTGGAAGTCATATGCCCTTGTCACAAGCAAATTAAAGAGTTTGTTCCCATTAAATTAAATACATCTAACTATTATAAATGTACAGAGTGTAAGAAAAATATAGGTGTGTATATTAGTTCTGAAACCGCGATAGTAACAGAACCCGCAGATTCTAGCTTACAGCATATTGAAACTGTACTTGCAAAAGGCTTAATCAATGCAAATATCTGAAAGCATAGAAAAGCTAATTACAACGGTACCACCTGACCCGTTAATGTCAATAGCTACATCTTCACCCATCCCCTTAGAAGACATTATTACTGTAATTCGTAGAGCTTGTAACTCAAAGGAGCTAGCTTCATTTGACTTAGGTGTTATGTTTTCTAAGCATGATATTACGTCGTCAAAAAATATTATTAAAAATCTTATAAGTTTACTTTCTGAAGCGGTTTGCAAGGCTATAGCTGATAGCGATATTAATTCTAATTATAAAGACACTATCTCCTTTGAGATAAAAAATATTATTAATACTTTAAGACAAAATTTTGAATCTCATTATAATATTTTAACAAATTTAAATATTAATAAAAATTTGCTTGACGCTAATAATATTACCTTAATAATTCTTGGATATGCAATCGGACTCCTTAAGAAAGAATATAGTAATTGAAACTTCTAAAGGTAAAATAAAATTAAAGCCTGAAGAATATACAAGATGGCTCTGTCTTATTGAAGCTTTAGACATTATTTCTCGCAAGGCAATACTGTTTAAAGTAGACTTACGTAATAAAGACATAGATTGGGTTAAGCCGCTAGCTTTTCAAAAATATATTGTAGAAAGATTTGATTCAATGATAAATGAAGTAGTATCTAACGAAGGTGTTAATTTTAAAATTAAGAAAACAAAATGCATTACATCGCCGGAACCAGCTTTACAGTAGCTCAAAAAATTTTAACTGGTGATAAGCGATTTAGACCCGGGTTAACGTTTTCACTTATATCTATTTCTAAAAAAGATAATAAAGTTCTATATACTTTTTTAAATTCTTTAAAAGAAAAAATTCAAGTAGAATTTAAATCGTGTAGAGAAGCAGATTTGTTTATCTCCAAATTTAAAAATGAAAAGCTTCCAAATTACGAAAAAGTAGAGGACAATATTATTGATACAATAAGTGATTAATTATACCCACCATACACATCACTATAATCGGTTTTAGTATAATCAAAAACTTTTTTACTGGCCTCACTTACATTATAGTCGTAAGGCTTATTTGCACCAGATGCAAATGCGTATTTTGTATCTTCAAAAATTTGATTATTCTGAGCTTCTTGATTTACCCCCGGTTCGAACGAATATTCAAATCTCTTAGCTTTTATTAACCAAACGTAATGGCCTGCTAGCGGATTTATTTGAGCTATATCTTGATCTAATCTCTGTGTAATTTCATAAATGTTACCATTTCTACTACCAGGTCGGTCACTTCCATATTCTATTAGCTGAAATAAATCGCCTGATTTAGGCTCCGTATCTCGACCAAACGTTGCATAAAATGAACTTATATGAATAAAAGCAGTTACCTCATCATCAGAAACCATTCCAAATTTACTAAGCATTAAAGCGTTTTCATTTAAATTAATAGCTATTATTATATTTTGCGGCTCTTCATACTTTTGAGTTGGTTGCTCTCCATAAAGCATATCTGCGCTTAAAGTAGATGTGCTATTAACTATATAACCTACTTTCTGACCATAAAGGTTAATTTGCTCTCTCCACCAATTTGATACCATATTTCGCTCACATTGATTATTTTCTTTATTTGTATACCTAAAGCAGACGTTATTTTCAAATAAAAACGGATACACTTTTGGATCTTTATTGCCGGTGTAGTAGGATGTATACATTTATTTCTCCAATACAGGCTTTTGTATTACTGGATCAAACCTTAGCGATATACCTGTATTTCCAAGTTTCTTAGGCGTGGTACTAGTATACTTAATGTTAAACTCATCTTCTATTTGCTTTATTTCAGCGCTGTTAAGAATTGTTTTACCACTGGTTTTTCTTAACAAGCCAACTACCTTTTGATTTTTATGTATTGATCTATGTGACTTTGGTACAAATCTACTTTGTGAGGCGATTGTTGTACCTAGACCTTCATGGCGTTTACTAACAAAATCGCCTTTTTTATTGAATTTTCTCCAATGGTCTTTAAAAGTGTTCACAATAGTATTTAAGCAAAAAAAAGGGCCTATTAGGCCCTAATTTTTACTATTTTTGACTAGCGCTAATTTATTTTAATCCAGCTAGGTAAGCACCTACCTTAGAGGTCTTTGCATTAACAACTACATTTGCCTTACCCTTGGGAGATGTAGGAGCGCCACCTTTAACACCTGCACCTACTAGAGCATGACCTTTTTCACCATCGTTACCAACTTTGTCAGTGACTTTGCCATCACCAGCACCATGGGCTACCAAACTCTTTGTAACGTCGCCAACTTTATTGTCTTTCTTTTGTAGAGATTGACCGGCTGAATCGGGAAGTTCCTTAAGCTCTGTAGCTTCTTTAGCAACACCTTCGCTTTCTTCGTCTTCAGCGTTCTCTTCCGCGTCTTCATCAGAAGCTTTTTCCTTCTCGTTCTTGTCTTTTTCTTCGTTAGCTTCATCATCACCAACATCTAGATCACTCTCTTCATCTGCTTTCTCTTCTTCACCACCGAGAGCAGCAGCTAGAGCATCATGAAGCTTTTGAGCAGCTTCACGAGGTAGCGTAAAGCTTACTTCTTCACCGGTATCTTCAGAACCGGTATCATCAGAAGGAAGACCAAGAGCCTCTGCGTCTTGGGTATCGCCTTCCAACTGATCGGACATTACATCCTCATACAGTTTGTCAAAAATAGATTTATTCATAAAATTATTTATTGTTTCTGCTTCTGTTTTTTCATAGTTTTGCGAGTATTTTTTAGGCTCATAGAAGTTTTTTTTATTAGTAGATGTCTTAGGATCTATAATATTCTTCTTAAAACCATCAGCATTTTCAGGGCCAGAATTTTTAGGAACAAATGCATTTTTATCTGCCTTAGCTTCCACAGGCACTTTATCCGTAACAGCTTTAAACGTATCTTTATTAGGAAAAGCAGACTTCTTTTCTTCAATAACTGTTTTCTCATAATGTTCTCCCATTTCGACTAGCGTTCTGGTGCCGTTCATATTAAGTATTTATGTTATATATGCTTAAAAAACAAGAAAGTCAATTTTATTTAGGTAATCAAAATTTACCCAATACAGATGCGGTATTTGATTATGAAGCACATCCGGAATGGATTGAAGATATAGCTAAGTGTAGAAAAAATATTCTTTATTTTGCAGAAAACTTCTTTTTTATAACAAATCTAGATGAAGGTAAAATAAAAATTAAGTTACATTCGTATCAAAAACGCATTTTAAGGAGTTTAAGAGATAATAGGTTTGTTTGTTTATTAGCAAGTCGCCAAATTGGAAAAACCACTCTTATGACAATATATGCTCTATGGATTGCTAGCTTTTTTGAAGATCAGCGTATTCTTATTGTAGCTAACAAAGAACAAACTGCTATTAATATTTTTAAGAGAGTTCGTTTAGCTTATGAGAAACTACCTAACTACTTAAAACCTGGAACAGTAGAATACGGAAAAACGTCAATGTCGCTAGGAAATGGATCTAGTATCGGTATTTCAACGACTAGTAGCGATGCTGGGCGAGGTGATAGCTGTAATGTTCTTATTTTGGACGAGTTGGCATTTATTGACAATCATCTTGTTGAGCAATTCTGGAGCTCTGTATATCCTATTATTTCATCTTCTAAAAAGTCTAAGATATTTGTTGCTTCAACACCAAACGGAACAGATAATCTTTTTCATGAACTTTATTCAGGCGCTATAGAAGGTAAAAACGATTGGCATGCCGAAAAGGTTGATTGGTGGGAGTTTCCTGGGCGAGATAATGCGTGGAAAGAAAAAACTATTCGTACTCTAGGTAGTAGAGAAGTTTTCGATCAGGAATTTGGAAATGTTTTCTTACAAGCTGGGGAGAGCGCATTAGATGAAAAGCTTTTCGAAGAAATGAGATTAGAATGTATTGAACCTAATTTTATTTTTGAAGAAGGAAAATATTTAATGTGGGATGAACCTGATAAAGATCACATATATGTAGCGGGTGTTGATATAAGTGAGGGTGTCGGCGAAGCAGCAAGCGTAATACAGATTTTAGATATTACCGATCTTAGAGAAATTAAACAAGTAGCCATTTATCATGACCGTACAATTAGCCCCTACAATTTTACAACTAAGTTGCACGAAATCTTAAAACATTGGGGATCACCTTTTGCTTTAATAGAAAGAAACAATTGCGGCGCTCAAGTGGTAGATCAACTTAAAAATACATTAGGGTATGAAAATATAGTTTCATATGGTATAAAGGCAGGTCCTGTAAGTTTTAATAAAATTGGTGTACAAGCTCATACTAACACAAAATACAAGGGTGTTATAAATATGAGATATTGGTTATCAGAGTTAAAAGTTTTAAAAATTAGAGATATGAAAACTTTAAACGAATTAAAAGGATTTGTAAGATATCCAAACGGTACGTGGGCTGCAAAGCAAGGTGTAGACAGTTGGGACGATAGAGTGATGAGTTTATTATGGGCATTAATAATACTAGAAAACGGTCTAGTTGAAAAATATTTTGAAATAGCTCAATACGACAACAATCAAAAACCATTAAAACTTAAATCGTTAGATTATGGTATAAAATATTTTATTAATCCTGCTTCAATTTATAGTAACGAAAAAAATTATCATGATGGTATTCCACCGCTTCCTATAGTTATTGAAGGTGATAATTCTAACAATTATAATGAAATAAATGATTTAGAAGCTCAGGGCTGGCGTCAATTAAGATAAATAATTTTATGGCAAATCTAGAACCCTATGTTCAAAGTCCGTTTAATAAATCTCGTAAAGATAAATTTTTACTTGTTTTAAATTTTCCAGAAGGGCTTAAAAAAATTTCTAAAAAAACTTCTAGAGATAATTCAACTATATTACCCGATGCATTGCAGTTTTCAGTTTACGGAGCTGTAGTACCTGATATAGAAGTTCCTGTTGTTAACATACGTTACGCAGGTCAAACACTTGCAGCCTCTAGCCACTCGCGAGAGCCATACCCCCCGGTCACTGTTAACTTTACTGTTGATAATAGATTTAATAATTATTGGACCATTTATAAATGGTTAGATTTATTAAACGACTCTAAAAGAAGTATATTTGACAAAGACAATTTAACTGATCCTGTTAAAACACAATCTGCAAACAGAGACAATTTATTATATAGGGCCAACCTTTCTATATTTGCATTAGACGAATATGACAAAAGAGTTGTAGAATTTTTATATACCGACGCGTTTCCTATATCTTTAGGTGGTATTATTTTTAATAATAGAGATAACGGCGAAGTAGAGACATCTTTTTCTTTTAGTTATTCTCAACTATCTATTTCTTTAGTAGAACAAATAGATACTTTGTAAAAAAAATTAAAAGTTTTATCTGAAAAAACATAAATACTTTATATGGCACGCACAATTCAAAGCCCTGGGGTACAGATTCAAGAAATAGATTTATCATTAAGAGGTGTTGGAACCCCAGCAACAACCGTATTTATCCCCGGTTTTGCCGCAAAAGGCCCTATATCTGAACCGATTAGCATTTCATCATTATCAGAGTTTGAACAGATATTCGGTGCATCAACAAATTCTGCAGAAAGATATTTTTATCACACAGTCAAAGCTACCTTACAATCACCTGCTAACGTTATAGTATATCGTTTACCGTACGGTGAAAATGCTGGGGTAGATACGAGCGAAGAATATAGTGCACTGGTGTTTCCAGTAGTTGCTTATTCGTCTTTTCTTGGCTCTACAACAACTAACCTTACTAACACTGATAGTACATATTTCTTTGGTGCGCCAACGCACTTGAAATTAACTCAGTCTGAATATCTTTCTATTCTTAAGGGTGATGGTTTTGAATGGAGCTCTGACACTGGTGGGGCAAAGCTATTTGACTCTATTGCTTCGCTTTCCGGTGCAGGCGTTATAGTATTAAACAAGGCACAATCTACAATTAATACAAAATTTGAAGGAACATACATTAGCTTTATAGACAATACAAACTTAAATCCTGCTACGCCGTTTAATGATGTTAACAGTGTATTAACTATTAATAGCGCTGCTACAGCTATTTCGCAGTTTTCATTAAATAATTTTGTTGAAATACCTCAAGTAAGGCTTAACTTTACACTTTCAGCTGATTCAACAGGTCTACAGGGCAGTGTATCTGAAGTTTTAGAAAATATACCTTCCTTTGATATTTCATCGAGACAGTTTGACGATACTGTAACGTTAGGTGTATTTAAGTTAAGACAATCTGTCTTTTCACCCGACACAATTGCACTCGATTTTGTGCTTCAGGAAGGTTATACAGCTTCTTTCGATGCTAATAGAGAAATTAATAGCATTAACGGTGGACCTGCAGTTAGTTATTTTATGGAGAATGTTGATCAAAACTCTTTAAACGTAACAACAATTATTAATCCATTTATTTCGAACAAGAATGGTACAACATGGCTTAATCTTAACGGAACACCAACGAAAAAAACTCGCTTTTTGACACAAGCATTATCTAATCTACTAGAAGGCGAAGATTTATCTGAGTACCTATTGCGTGTCGGTGCACCTAACAATGTTGTTGAACAGCTAGTTGTAGATTACGGTACAACGTCTTCACTTTACGCACTAGGAGATTATTCAGATACAAATTTAGCAACAAAAGTTATTGGTAATATACCTGCAAAGCTTACAGCTGCCAGTGAGAAAATTAGCAATGTTGATTTATTTCCTATTAATCTCGTTCTCGAAGCTGGTTTAGGAACAATTTATATAAATTCATTCAATCCCTCAACGTTCGGTTATTTTGATGATACAGTTTTTTATGATACTGTTGCAACAGAACTTAAGAGTCAAAACCCTTTAACACCTTCAACAACTGTGGATTTATATAATTCTGTTGCTGGTGTGTTTCTTAATCTTGCTAATAGCCGCAAAGATCACTTATTTATAGCTGATGCTATATCTAATATTTTTATACAAGGGGCTAACGTAAGGACGTTAGATAATCCAGGAACTTCATTTTCATCCGATATTTTTTGGCCACTAAAAAATCAGTTCTCTGGAATTGATACGAGCTATGCTTGTGTATTTGGTAATATTGCAAAAGTTGCCGATATTGCAACAAATCAACAAGTATGGGTACCTTTTTCTGGTTTTGCAGCTGCAGCTATGGCAAATACTGATAATACATATCAACCGTGGTATGCGCCAGCCGGGTTCACACGCGGTACGCTAGCAGGTGTTGCTGATCTAGGGATATATCCCAAGCAAAAGCAGCGTGATCAACTCTATAGGATTAATATCAACCCTGTTGCGTTTTTTCCAGCCGAAGGCTTTGTAATTTTTGGACAAAAGACATTACAGAAAAAGCCCGGCGCTTTTGATCGAATTAACGTACGTAGATTATTTTTAAATCTAGAAGTCGCAACAAGAGATACAGTTAAGTATTTCTTATTCGAGCCCAACACGTTATTCACACGCACACAAATTTTAAATAGCCTATCACCAATATTTGATAATGCTAAAAATACTCAAGGTATATACGATTATCTATTAATTTGTGATGAGCGCAACAATACACCTGCTATTATTGATGACAATACAGTAGTAATAGATATATACATTAAACCGGTAAGAGCTGCAGAATATATTTTAGTTAATTTCTACGCTACAAGAACCGGTACAAACTTCCAGGAGATTGTAACGTAATCATAATAGATAAATAAATAATTTTATGGCAGACGTAAATCAACTTATTACAGATTTTTACAGAGTAGCAGCTACTCGTGAATTCGCACGCGATTTTAATTTTAGAGTATTATCAATTAATACTGGTGGCGCAAGTAATGTGACGTTTGATCAAGATGATTTAGTTTTTGTAAAAACTGCTACCTTACCCGCACGTTCAATTAAGAATGTAGAAGTACCTTATATGGGGTTAAACTTTAATATTCCTGGTGTCTCTCAATACCCGGGTAGTGATGCGTATGACCTTACATTTTATGCTGATGCTAATTCACAAATCCGTCAAAAATTTGAACAATGGTCGTTTGACATTTTTAATGATGCTAATTCAACCGGTAATTACTTTGCACCTAAGCAGACAGCTATTATGGATTTAGTACAGCTAGATAATCAGCTTAATAAAGTAGCTCAATATCAATTAGTTGGTGTATCAGTACGCAATGTAGGTCCTATTACCTATAATATAGCTTCTGGTACTGGTGAAACAATTGAATTCACTGCTACCGTTTCTTATCACTACTGGCGTAATATTGGATAAATAATTAAGTGAATAATCCGATTACGGATGCGCTTAACGGAATAGGTCGAAATTTTAACGGCCTTTTAGACGGAACAAACCCAGCCTTCTCGCCTCAAATTACTGAGCTATTTGGGTTTAATATACCTGGAGTACCGTTAATTAGCGTTCGTGATTATTTTCTTGTACAAATGGAATCGTGGTTTACTTCCATACCCACTTCAACTCAATGGATTGTTGTTATAGATCGCTATCCACCCGCTATAAGAACAAGCTTAATTCAAGGCTTGGAAAGAATAGATGGTAGTAAAAAAGGATTTAACATAGATACAGCAGTAAACATTTTAAAAAGCTTTCCTCTTCAAAAAATAATTGGATGTCTGTTTGCTCATGAAGTTACTATTCCTGCTGAATACTATAATGTAGATGGTATTTCTGTTTCAAATAATAGGGGCTTTTTGCCAGGTATTATTGCTAAAAATAGAAGAACTGATCCTTCAGAGTTAATAATAGATTTTAAAGAAACAAACACATCGTTTATAGATTTTGTTATAAGACCGTGGGTAATCTTAGGATCTCATTACGGTATGACAGCTAGACCTGGTGATATAAAAGGTAAAAAAGATTTACGTAATATGAAATGTAATATGACCTTATTACAATATTCAAGAACAATTAATAGTATCTCTATGATACCTAGAAAGGTATTTACATTCTATAATTGCATACCGTATCAAGTCAGCGAGGAATCACTAGACTATGTTGATGAAAAACTCACTACATACAGTACTCGCTGGACTTACAGTAATTATACAGTAGAAACTAGCCTATACTTACCAGTGGTGGATATAGTAAACAGAATATCAAACGGAGCTATTCCAAGAGTTACCACCTTTCAAAATGGAATTGGTAGTATAAATCCTTTAGGGTTTATCTAACATGGAATTTTACTTAAATTTTGACTCACCTACATTAAACAAAAGCTTAAAACTAAAAGAAGTTAGTTTTGAAAAATATAGAATTTTAAACAAATTTTTAATTAACAATAATAATTTTCATATTTCAGAATATTTTGATGTTATTTTAAATGATTGTTTAATAGAAAAAGAATTTTTTACTCAATTAACAAATTTTGATAAATTTTGTGCTTTGTTTTTATTAAGATGTATAAGTGTTTCACCAGAAGTTGAATTTAAAAAAGATAAAATTAACTCTAAAGCTTCTTTAATGCCTTTTCTTAAAACTTGTTTAGATTTTAAAATTGATTTTTTAAAAACTATTAAATTGGATGAGAATATAAAAATTACATTATCACTACCTAAGCAATTAGCCTTTGAAAATATGTTTGACATTTATTATGATAGTATTAATAAGGTATTTTATAATGAAAAAGAGATAGTATATCCACACGATCGATCTAAGCTAATTGAAATGCTTCCCGCGGAAATTACTAATCATTTAAAAAAATTTGCCGATGAAACTACAGAGATGTTTAAAAAAATAGTACTTAATATAGGCTTATCTAAAGAAGAAAAGATAACAATCACACCCTTTAATCTGTCTTTCATTGAAATTTTAAAAGCTCTGTATTCTGCTAATTTAAAAAGCATAATGGAACTTCAATACTTACTTGTAAGTAAAATGTTTTATTCACCAGAATATGTAGATAAGAACACATTAGCAGAAAACTTAGTATTAGCCAATATTTATGAAGCTGAAGTAAAGAAATTAAATGAAGAGCAGGCTAAATCATTTCCAATTGAAAAACAGGGACCGCCAACTAAATAGTTTTTATGGAAAACATTTCTAATGTACTTTCATCACTTGACAATTTAAATAAAGTTTTCGATGTTTATGTACCTTCAATTAATAAAAAAATAAAATTCAAAGGACTAACAACTAAGCAGCAAAAGGAAGCAGTTAAAGCTGCGCTTGATAAAAGTCTAGCAGGGTTAACTTTTTCAAATTTAGCTAATTCAATTATAATTGAAAATTGCTTAGAAAAAATTAATTTTTTATTAATTGATAGAAGTTATATCTTAGTTACTTTAAGAGCTTTGTCGCTTTCTTCAACAATTACTTCTGAAGAAGGTAATCTAGATATTTCTTTTATCGTAAATAATAACATTCAAGTACCTGAAGACATAAAAGCAATTGAATTAGCTGATAGCGGGTTGAAAGTTTCATGCTCTATACCTCAGTTAATAAAAGATACTTTTATTAATAACGAGACAAAAAAGAAGATACAACCTCTACCAGAAAATGACGACTTACCCAAGGAAGCAGTTGGTGAAATGTTTATAAATGAGCTCTTAAAATATATAGATAAAATTACTATTAACGATGGTAATCAACCTATAGACGTTATTTTTAATGATATTCCCTTTTCTCAAAGAGTGCAAATTGCGGAAAAACTTCCTCTTACTTTAAATTCTAAAATTGTTAATTATATTAATGAGGTTAAACTGTTTGAAAAGAAGTATTTCGTTAGCGGTGGTAAAGATATAGATATTGATATTGACCCTACTCTTTTTACAGTTTAAACCCACGTTTTTCTTTAAATATTATAAATGAACAACGATGGTACCTCAGGTATTGGGGGAGACACAAGTAATTCTAATGCAGGCGTCTTTGCATTAATGCAAAAATTAAAATCTAATGATAAAAACAATAATCCAGAGTTTTTGAAATCGTTACAAGATCAACTATTTCCAGAAGAAAAAGAAAATAGAGGTAGATTTAGAAGATTAAAACAAAAGCAAAAATCATATCAGGCAGTTCCTATTTCAATAGATTCTATAACACCCGACGGTAAAAGAGAAATACAAAAAACGCTTAAGGGATTGTTTTCTTTTGATATGGACAGTAAAAAACCTGATGTAAAAAGCGGCCCATGGGCTAAATTATTCTTTATTTTAGCTTTTGTAATAGGATTTATTATTGGAGCGGTGTTAGGTTTTCTAGATCAAATTAGAAAGTTTTTTAAATTTTTAAAAACATCTATTCAAGGATTATATGGTATTTTTAAAGAAACAAATATAGGAAAATTTATTACAGGCTTGTTTAAAGCTATTAAGTCTAAAATAATTCAAGGTATTACTTTAATAAAAGATTCAAAAATTGGTAAGATTGTAAAGGGCTTTTTTAACTCTATAAAACAAACTGTATTGAGCTGGAGAGCTGCAATTTCAGACTCTAAAATTGTAAAATCAGTAAAGGGGTTTTTTAATATTTTAAGCACTAGAGTAATTTCAATTTTTAACGCAGTAAAAAGCTTACTTTTTAAAGTAAAAAATTTCTTTAAACCAATTACTAGCCTGTTTGGAAAACTTAAATTACCTGGCATAGCTTTTAAAGGATTTTTAGGGTTTTTATCTAAGCTAGGAGGCTTTTTTAATTTAGGACTTAAGGCTGGTAAAATTTTTGGTAAACTTTTAGCACCTTTGTTTTTAGTAATAGAAATAGTTACAGGTCTTTTTAAAGCCTTTAATGACGATAAATTAAAAGATAAATCATTTTTTCAAAAACTTTTAACAGGATTTATCTCAGGTATATTAGAATTTTTTGATATTTTTGAGATTTTTGGGCTAAATCTAATTTCTTTTGATGAAATAAGAGATAGAATAGAAAAAATATTTAAACCGTTTAGAGAGGGAAAGTGGTTAGAAGGACTCAATCAAATATTAAATCAAGTAGTTTCGTTTATAGTTGGCTTAGGAGGAAAAGTAGTAGGTTGGTTAATAGGATTTTTTAATAAAGATTTAGGAGAAAAAACTCAAAAATTCTTTAAGGATTTTGATTTAGTTGAATTAACTGGTAAAGCGTTTTCTGCAGTAAAGAATTGGGTCGTAGGGCTTTGGGATAAAATTACAGGATTTTTAAAAGGGCTTTTAGGATGGGTTGCGGATAACATTACTTGGGATAATCTCAAGAAACTTATTACTCTTGACTTGAATAGCTTGAGGTCTAAGGAAACAGAAACTAAAGAGCCTAAAAAAGTAAGCGATTTTCTAGACACAGGAGATAGAACTATGTATTCACAAGGGCAATCTTATTCATTTGATAAAAATGATGAAATATTAGCTATTAAAAATGGAGGTCCTATAGATAATATTATAAGAGCAAATACCGAAGAAACTAATAAATCTGTGGATAATCTTACTCGTGTTGTCTCAGATTTAAGCAAAAGTTTAACCAGTTATATTAAGACATCAACAACTTTGCAACAAGCAGAACAAAAAATAATGATAGAAAACGTTAATCTATTAAAATCTATAAGAGATAAAGATGCAGGTAACAATGTTATAGTTCAAAATTCAAATAGCAACACTGTGTTTAATGAAAAGGGTTCTACTAATTTAGATTACAGAAAGGAGCTATCGTTTTTAGCCAATTTCTAATATGAATCACATATTCTCGGTGTCAAGAACTAAAAATTATTCAGATTTTAAAAAGGATAATACTATAGATGTTGAACCACCTATTTTAATAAGCCCTAACAATACACCTTTAGGATCAGGTATAGCAGCCACTACGTCAAATTCGCAAGGAAGCCTTGTTAATGTAGTTAGAGACTTCTATTGGACTTATTCTAAGCTTAACGAAGGAAGACAGGAAGTACCTAGAATTATTTTAATTGAGAAGAGACTAAAAGCTAACGCTCTTATCTCTCAATTAAAATATTCTTTCGGTGTTTCAAAAGCAGGAGTAAAGCAGTTTATTAATAATTTACCCACAAATATGTCTAACCCAATTAATTCATTTTTAAAGAAACAAATAACTTCTGTTCGCGAATCTGATGCAGGTCAAGCAGTAACAAACTATGTAAACAATTTACCATTCTTACAAGATAATAATGATGTATACACATCAAATCCATATCTACTACCTTATCAAAACCTTTACATTACTGAACCCACAGGGTGGACGTTTATAATGCCATATTTTGATAACTACAACAACGCAGCAGCTAATGCATTTTCTAATGATATAGGAGGCAGCGCTGCTTTAAGCTTCTTAAAACAAGGTGTTGATTTAGTCACCGATATCGCAGATACATTTAGCGCACTAAACAACCCCACCCAAATAACATTTGTAGAGAGAGCTAAATTTTATAATTATCCTACTGAAGGAGAAGAATTTAGTTTTAGCTTCCCTCTTATTAACACTGGCTCTGCAACTTATGAGGATGTAATCAGAAACTGGGAATTACTTTTCTTACTACTTTACAATAACAAGCCAGCCAGAAAAAATGTATCAGTAATTGATCCACCTGTAATTTATCAGGTTGAAATACCTGGAGTAAAGTTTTTACCTTTCGCTTACATTAACAGCATAACAGTAGAATTTCAAGGTTCAAGAAGAGAACTTTCATTTGATTTGAATGTAGCAGATCAATTAAATGTAGATGTTTCTGTACCTCTAACTGGACCTACACAACCAGGTATGCCCCGGGATTTTATAGTAAGAGGTTTTAATAATAATAATGTTTTTAGAAATATAACCACTATTATTCCCGATGCTTACATGGTAAAAATTAATATAAAGAGCCTACTACCTGAATCTAAAAATTTTATGTATTCGGTTTTAAATAAAAAGAGCTTAGTCACTACTAATACCCTGGGAGTGGGTATAAATTCAATTTTAAATCCTTATGTAAATACTTCAAGACAAAATAGTAGTGCACCTGCTAGTAACCCTATAGACACAAATATTCCAGTACCCGGTCTTCCAAATAATTAATATACACTTAAAGGTAATTCAAGTTTTTCTTTATAAATATTTTAATGAAAGGTCAATTTCAAAATAATATTTCTTCATTACCCGGTTTAAAGAATACTAGATATGAAAATATTTTTAAATTATATAAAACCAATATTAATCAATATTATTATAATTTAATACAGTCTATTTTTTTACCGGAAAATATTAACGAAGACTACTTATACTATCAACAAATTAACAAAAAAATGCCTTGGACAACTATTAGCTACAATGCTTATAAAACTATAGATTTGTGGTGGTTAATATGTCTTACTAATAAAATATATAATCCTCTTAAATTTCCCGAACAGGGTATTTTATTAAAAGTTATAAAGCCTGATTATGTTGGCTCTATTTTAAACGAAATAAGAATAGCATTAAAATAATAATTTATGGCTAGTTTAATTACAACACCTGAGAAGACTAACAATCAGTCAATAAACATAATTAACAACAACCCTTACAAGTATAATATAGGTCTTTTCACTTCTGATGGTAGATATCAAGAGTTAAAGATTGGTGCTATTAATAAGCTGGTACTAGAAGATGCATTTACTAATTTTTATCATAAAGGCTACATAGTAATAAACAATACTTTTGATGCTGTCGAAAGAATTTCCGATTTTTCAAATCAAGAAAAAGCTACCTCTGTAAACACAAATTCTTTTACCCCCGATAAAGGATTTATATTTAAGGGCGATTCTCGCGATATGCTAATAGTTGATATTATGCCTGTTTTAGATGAAAATGATAACAAATTTATGTTTGAAAGCGATAAAGATGCAGAAAAAGCATTTAAGCTTTCATTTATTTTTTCCATATATAATACGGAAGAAATACCGGGGACTAGCCCCGGGCAAAAATTTAAAAAATTATATTTTTGGGATATTCATTATGAGCTTTTAAGAGAGAAAAACTCATATTATTCTACTGCAAACTATGTTTTATTAAATGATGATATTATTAACAGTACTGATACAGCACGTGGTGTCCCTACAGGCTATGCAATTAAGACCTTTTTAAGAGAATTTTTTAATCAAGATGATGGGTGGGCTGCGACAGTAGATGAAAATGATTTTGATGATGGCGGAGCAGACATATTTTTTTCTGCACCCGCAGGATTTAAAGGCATAGATTGCTTGCAATATCTTTTATCAAGACATGTTTCAAGCCCAGAAAGTAACTTTGATCAGTCTTTTTTAAGAATAGAGAGAAATACATCCGTTTTTAAATTTACAAGCTTAAAAAATTTGTTTTTAAAAGCTTTAGATAGTAAAGATGGTATCAACTCATCGGGCATAGGAGATAATTATCTTGAGACGTTTAAACTAGGGATGTATTCTGATACTAATCAGGAATTTCAAATTGAATCAGTAGAATTTACCCCTGCAAACGCTTTATTTTTAGACAAATATGGCACTATAAATAATTTTTCTTATGATCCTATCCCGGGATTGTATTCTCAACAAAATATTGTATCTGTTTTAGTTCATAATTATGAATTTTATGAAAAACAATTTAATATAGACATGGTAAGACATACTATTCAAAGTACTTTAAGCGTTTACGATTTAAACTATGTTAAGCCATTTAACCCTGTAAGTTATTTGGTCGCATATCCAAACTTTTTTCCAGGTGAATACAGAACAACACAAAAAAATATCAAAAACGTTTTTACTATAATACCAGATGAAAATGCAAGGTTTTCTGCAGGTAGAAACAGAGTTTTATTTAACAGTATATTTTTAAATAATACTATAGTTTTTAGAGTACCCGGTTCATCTCATCGCCAAGCAGGGTCTTTTGTTGGTGTAAACAGGGAGGGGGCATATGCATTTAGTGATTTTGACAGTAAATTACTTGGAGTATACTTAATCTTAGAGGTTAGACATATATTTGAGGGTAATGAATACTTTAATGAAATAAGGTGTGTAAAAACCTATAGTTATGATAATTTACAACTAACAACTGACTCAAGATAATATGAAGCATAATGTAAGAACGACACCAATGGATTTAACTAGGCTTGCTCCTACTAAAAATAAAGATACAGTCTTTAAAAACACTACATTTCCTCAATCTATAGGCAGCAATTCTTTATCACCAGGTGATTTAGGAGCCCCTAAAAGCGGTACTTCTGGTAGTTTAAATACGCGTGAAAGTCTTTCTAAAAATTTAAATGGCAGATTGAATATCAACAATCCAAATCAGCTTACTAGTATAGGTGAAGGTCATTATTTAAATCCATATGTTGCAGAGCAGTTATCTAAAATGAAAGCTGCAGCTGCAGCTCAAGGAATAAATTTAAGAGTAGTTTCGTCTTACAGGGATTACAGTAAGCAAGCAAGTTTATACGCTAATAGAGCTGCAAATAGATACCCGGTTGCAGAGCCAGGCAAGAGTAATCACGGTCTAGGACTAGCAGTAGACATAGATATTAGAAGCGATCCTAAAACTTTAAACTGGTTATTTTTAAATGGTGGTAAATACGGGTTTAAAACATTATATGATAAAAACGGAAAACCTAATGATAAGATTCATTGGGAAATAAGATCAAGCGAGATACCTCATTCATTTGTTCCCACTGCAAACAACTACCTGCCTAATAATAAATTTACCCCTAAAACTACTAATTCATCTGGTAATTTAGACAAAATGATTGAAAAGGGTATTGAGTACAATAAAACAAAAACTTCGCCAGATGTAGTAAAAGAACAAACAGACTTTTTTAATAATCTAGATACAGAACTTAAAGGGAGTGAGTATGATAACTATTACACCTATGGATGGTTTAAATCTTTCAATGGTCAAGTAGTAGGGGATGTAAAATCAAATGTAGGGCTCGTCAATGACGGCGGTTTAGATACAAACTGGATGAGCTTAGATTCGTTTTTGTTTCCTCCTTCTGATTCTTTTGCTACACTATCTAATAGAAATTACAATGAATCAGTAATGCCTATATTTGATTTAGCTGGGCAATATGGTCCTACTCAATTAGTGCCTCCACAATTAGAGAGCAAAATGCCTCCAGATTTGCATAAATCAGCTCAAGAATTTAATAACAAATCACTTCAAAAATTAAAAGAAAATATTCATAAAATTTTTTACAATAATGAAGATACTGATGCATCAGCTGATCCAACAACACCTCACGGCTTGAATTTAGTTTCCGATATTAAAACATACAATACTCAGGTATCTAATCAATCTGAAGTTGTTAAATCTGCTTTAGAGCAGTTTCCTAATACAGGAGTTTCTACTAATTTTTATAGCACTATGAATAATAAGCCTGCTTATAATCCAAGAGATCTTAAAAAAGCTAATCTACAAAAAATGGATGATATTTACTATAGTATTAATGTAGAGGGTACAGTGCAGCTAGTAGATATTTTACAGAAAAAATATAGACATTCTATGAGTACATTAACAATAGATAGATTTTTATGTGTTGATGCGTGTAGCGATAATAAAGAAAATTTAGATAGCAATTACATTAATGAACGATTTTTATATCAGGTGAGAGAATTTAAGATAAAAACACCAATCTCTTACACCGAAGCAGCAACATCTAAAATAGAAACTGCTGTAGCTGCTTTACAGGCGCCAGTTCAAGAGCTATCAAAACTCGACGCTTTAATTCAAAATACCGGTATTACAGCTATACCTGGTTTAGAAAGACTCTCTTCGCCACTACAAGGAGCTGCAGCACCATTATTAGAGCTTTCTCAGTCTATAAATAGTTTACCATCATTAGTTACATCACCTATTAACAACCTTCCATCAGTTCTACCATCTGTTGACCCAGGTTCTTTTCCTCAAATATATTCTCTTATTTCAGGGTTAGATTATAAAAACCCTAGTATTGGATCTGTAGTACAGTCTGCACAAGAATTAAAAAACATAATTTGTGATTTCAAGCTTCCTGTTATAGGAGAGTTTAAATTTGATGAAATTTTTGATATAGATGATTTTGATTTAGATAAAATAGGAGATAAACTTGAAAGCTTAATTCCTAAGATATTTAGAAAAGATGGGTTTAAGAAGTTTCTTGAAGACTTGGTACCTGACTTTAAGGAAATATGGAAAGACTTTTACAAAACTTGGTTTGAATGTAATAATAAGAAGGATTAATTATTCTTATCTTCGATTATTTCTGCGTCAATTATCTTTGCACTCTGATTTGCACTATCTATTAACATCTTGAAAATTTGTTCTCGTGTGGTTAAAAGTTTAGTAGTATTATCAGCTTTTTTTAACTCTTTTCTAGAGGCTATATCCATCTCCTTAGCTTTAATAATAGTTTCATTTTTCTTATCAGTAACTATAATTTTATTTAAAGTCTCTATTGCCGTAGATGTAGCTGCAATTAATTCAGCTAAAGATCCTACATCCTTACTTTCAGGAGCACTAGAAATATATTCTTTTACGTTAGAAACTACGTCTAAACTTTCCTCTACCAATCTTCCAGCTTTTTCAACTACAAACTTTTCCATATTTTCTTTAGTTAATGGGTTAGTTTCTTTTTTTATTTCTTCCGCTTTTTTGTTAGCATCTTGTAGTTGTTCTAGCAAATCACCTACCATCTCGTTTAGCTCTTCACTCATAACAATATTTAATAATAGTATTGATTTATACAAATATATGCTATAATATGAGTATGTTTAGTAAAGATACTTTAACGGAAACCGCTTATATACCTGTACTAAAGTTTGAAAAAGTACATGACTTAGCTAAATTACCTACAAAAAACCATGAAGACGACACTGGTTACGATTTATATAGTATAGAAGATAAGATTATTACAGCGAGACAAAGCGCTGTAATCGATGTAGGTTTAAAATTCGCTTTTATACCGGAAGGCTATTGGTTAAAAGTTGAGTCTCGTAGCGGATTAGGCTTTAAATACGGAATAAGTGCACATCCAGGTATTATCGACAATGGATACAGAGGATCCGCAGGCGTAAAACTATATAATTTAACAGATACAGATTATCAAATTAAAATAGGAGATAGGGTTGCACAGCTGGTTATATACTTTAATATTTCAATGAATGTAGAGTGGGGTAAAGTTGAAGAAACAAATAGAAATGAAAAGGGGTTTGGTTCTTCTGGAAGATAATGAACCTTAATTTTGATAGTTTATGGGTTGAAAAATACCGACCTTTGAAGCTTGACGATTTTATTATTGCTGAAAAAAACAGACCTGTAATTGAATCGTTTAAAACTAAAAAAGAAATACCTAATCTCTTGTTCTTGGGTACCCCGGGGCTCGGTAAAACGACTTTAGCTAAAATTCTTGTTAATGATATACTGGAATGTCAGTATCTTTATATTAATGCTAGTGATGAAAACGGAATTGATACTATAAGAAACAAAGTTACAAGCTTTGCACAAACAAAAAGCATAGACGGAAAGATAAAAGTTATTATTCTTGATGAAACTGACGGCCTTTCTCTTGATGCACAACGCGCTCTTCGCAATACAATGGAAGAATTTGCAAAAATTACAAGATTTATTTTAACTGCTAATTTTAAATATAGAGTTATAACCGCTTTACAAAGCAGATGTCAATCAATTGACCTTACTCCACCTTTGGAGGGTATTGTTAAGAGGTGCGCACACATATTAAAAGCAGAAAAAATAGAAATACCTGCTTCCGAAAAGCAAAAATTACTCGATTTTATTAAAACAAACTACCCTGATCTGCGTAAATGCATTAACGAGCTACAGAAATATTCATCTAATGGTACTTTAAAGCTTATTGAAAATGATAATAATAATGTCAATGCATTAATTTTCAGTGAAATAAGTAAAAATAGCGCTGTAGCTTTGAGAAAGGCACTAATTGAGAACGGGCATCAATTTAATAATGATTACGTTATGCTTATGAGAAATCTTTTTAACTATATTGATGGTTTAGATTTAGATAATAGTAAGAAAAAGAAGTATTTGCTAACACTTTCCGAATATATATACAGAAGCAGTTTTGTTATAGATCAAGAAATTAATTGCTATTCTTGTTTTATTGCTTTGGCAGATATTTAGCAGTATAGCTTGCAGGGTCTGTTGCTCCTGAGGCGGGAGATGAAGGTATTTTAACGTTTTTGTTATTTAGCTCTCTGTCACCAGTGTTCAATTTATTCTTTCCAATATCAGAAAGCCTGGTTTGTACAGGTGAATAAAAAGGAACTTCTTCTTGTTCATTTGAAACTTTCTTTGCTTTAATGTGAGCTCTTTTACCTGGGTCATCTTTCTTTAAAACCTCTGGAACTCCAGGTAAATTAGGAACAGAGCTTTTTGGTTCCAATAATCTACCAGGAATTGTAGCAAAATCCATGTAACGACCCGGTGCGATTTCTGATGTTATATCAACATTAAAATCAGTTCCAGTGTAATCTGTGTTATTAGCACCCATAACATTAGGTAAAACGTTTTTAATAGCAGAAATACGTAAATTTAATCCACTATTTGCCATATTCTTTAATTTTTCTTGTGTATTAGTGCCTAGACTCTTAAACCAACTATCATTAAAAGCACCTTTTTTAAAAACCACTACATCACCTACTAATAGCCCACCTAAAGTATAACGTTGCATAGCAGATTCGAATAATTTGACAAAATTTCGCTTCATTTTAATTATTTATTACTTTTTATGCAAATAAAACTATTTTTAAAAAAATAAAAATGACATAAATAACTATGTGGCAACAATAAAGGTACAGTCTATTCAACAGCCTGCAAGAGCTAAAAGCAACTTTACATATACTGATTTACTTCTTGATATTAAACTCGATTTTACTAAAAGTAATGAGTTTTTAAAGAAAAAAGAAATAAAAGACCTTAAAATTGATTATGACTACGCTGCTATACGCAACTCTATCTACAATATCCTTACAACTATACCAGGTCAGCGTATTTTAAACCCAAATTTTGGATTAGGAGTGCAAAAATATTTATTTTTACCTGTAAATGAAGATACAGGATTAGCCATAGGTAACGAAATTTTAAGAGGAATAAACACATTTGAACCAAGAGTAAAGATTGAAAATATAAATGTAGCTACTGATGAAGTAAATCAACAGTATGTAATTACCCTTATATTAACAATGCTAGCAATAGATCCTATTAGCTTTAAATTAGTAGGGGTATTAAGTAATACTGGGTTCAACTTTGTAAATAATTAATATGGCTGAATTTAATAATTACAATCTACCTGAAGATGGGTATGTAGCTTTTGATGCATTAAGCCTCAAAAGTTTAATAACTACCAGGCTTAATACTAATAACATTTTTACTGATCAAAATTTTGAAGGCAGCAATTTATCTTCTCTTATAGATATTATAGCCTATGCATATCATGTTTTAATTTTCTATCTCAACAGAACAGGTTCTGAAAGCACTTTTAGTACAGCTGAGCTATATGAAAATGTAAATAAAATAGTAAAACTTATAAGTTATAATCCTATTGGCAACCAGACAGCTATTCTTTCATTTTTAGCTACTTCAAAAGATACATTAGCGCAAGGAACTTATACAATTCCTAGATATTCTTTTTTTACTATTAATGGAGTTAACTATTCGTTTAATCAAGATGTAACATTTTCTAAAAATTCTAATGCAAGAGAAGCATTAGTAAATCTTCAAGAAAATAATTTATTATATCAAGGTACATACCAAGAATACCCCACATATCAAGCAACAGGCGAACCTTTTGAGATAATTACAATGACTTTAGTTGATAATAACGGTACTAATTTAACTATAGACCATTTTAATATAGATATTTACGTTAAGGAGAATTCAGTAGAAACACCTAGATGGGAAAAATGGTCATCAACACAATCATTATTTCTAGAGAGATCTAATTCAAAAGTTTATGAAGTAAGACTCAATGAAAATGAAAGGTATGAGTTTAAATTTGGTAATAATGTCACTGGTAAACAACTAAAACAAGGAGATGAAATCGCAATCTACTATATTAAGTCAGACGGCATAAGAGGTGAAATCGGACCAGGGTTGCTTAATAATAATAAAATGTTTTATTTTAAAACAAACAGATCTCTACAGATTCAGACAGACACCACACCGGAAAACCTAACATTAATTACACCAAGCCAATCCAATTTAATTGAATTTACTAATATTGATTCTTCCACTTCTTTTGTAACTCGCGAAGATGTTTCATCTATAAAAAATAACGCCGTTAATACATTTAGAAGTCAATATAGGTTAATTACAGCTAACGATTTTACAAACTATGTTACCAAAAACTATAGTAATATTATCTCCTCTGTAGCCACAGTAAACAATTGGGATTATATCTCTGGTCATCTAAAATATTTCTTTGATATGGGTGTATCTAAACCAAGTAAAGAAAGTAGAGTACTCTTCAATCAAGTCAAATTTTCAGATTCATGCAATTTTAATAACGTATACATTTATGCAATACCTAAGCTTGAGAAATTAACTTCACTAACAACTAGAGCTAATTATTTAAATTCTGCACAAAAACAGCTTTTATTAAATGATTTACAAAGCGTAAAATTAACTACAGCAGAAATTATAATTAATGACCCTGTTTACGTTGCAATAGATGTAGGAGTAAAGTTTCCAGGTGAAATAATTGGACCTAGCATTTCAGAAAATACATTTTTAGAAATTACAAGAGACATTACAGCTAAAAGAAATTCTGAAACTTTAAAGCAGCAAATTTCCGAAATATTTTCAAATTATTTTTCTAATTTAAAAGATAATTTAGGCTTGACTCTTAACATTACTGAAATTACTAATGACATTTTATCTTTAGAAGGCGTCAAAGATATAAAAACCATTAGAACAGAAGGTGATGAAACAATAACAATACCCGGTATTAGTCTCTTGATATATAACCCTGTATATCCCGAAGAAGACGCAATAATAACTACGCAAGATATAAAGCTCCCCTACTTTAAGTTTCCGTTTTTAAATAATTCCCTTGAGTTTACTAAAAAAATACAGGTTGTTACACCATCTATACAGACGCTTGAGAAAGAGTTCTAATGTCAGTTCTCTATACATACGTCTTTTTTTACGTAAAAGATTATTCGGGGAACTTTACTCTATCTTCCTACACTCTGCCTAATACACCTCTAGAGTTTATTCCTGATTTTACTTCTACCCCTATTTTAACTTCGCAAAATGCTATAAGCAATAAAATTGTAAGATGGGATTTTGGCGATGGTACTTATGCTAACGGATTAACAGCAAAGCATCAATACAAATGGCCCGGGGAATATGATGTAAGGCTTACAGTTTACGATAAAAATGGAATGAGTTATGATAGTACTTATAGACCTAGAATAACAATTTTAAACTTTATTCACGATCAATATCAATTTAGAGATTTTGACAAATTTATTTACGATTTACCAGCAGGTAAATTAGGAGATCCTATTTATATTGATAGACTAAACAGTTGGCAATCGTATAGCTCATTAAGCGCTTCAGAATATACTATACTTCTCTATGCGTCCGGTGCATTAGGAGATTTTCAAAACGAAGAAAATTTTTATAAAGACAAATGGTCACATTTAAGATCACTAAGTCGATTTTATAGGATCAATAGTATTCAAGGAAATGAAGAATATATTTTAATAGATAAAATAAAAACCTCTAATACAGAAATTTATACAAGAATTTTTAATAATAAATTACAAATTTGTAAAAAAGAAGATGAGGGTAGTGTTTTTGCTGGTACTTCAGGGTCTTGCGAATTTTATTATGCAGATGATAGAGTAAAAAATTATAGTGGTAGAGATCAACCTATATTTTTGTACGGTATTTTAGACAATTCAAAATTAAACGATAAATATACAACTTACAATAATTCCTATGAATACGTACAATACCCGCCATACGGGTACAATAATTTAAGACCTTCAGTTTATCCCATAGTTAAAATTAGACATAACCCTGCGGAATATCTTAGTATTTCTACCACTGGTATTATTGGTGAGGGCACACTTTCAACTACTAAATTTAACATACCTGAAATAAGCTGGCAAAATACTGAAATTCCGTTTGTAATAAGATTAAAGGATGTTAATAATTTTACCACAAAATCCTATCCACCACTTTCTTCCAGCACAATTGATACAAATATATCTTACCTTACTTCATTTGATGTTAAATTTGATTTAGTTACTCAAAACGGTACTACATTTAAGAGACTTAGTACTGTAAATTTCTATCAAGATTTTTCTACAGACACCCCACAATCTATAGGCGCTTTTTATAAAGGATATTTTATACCAAATAGTAGTACAGTAAATGCAAAGCTCACAGCGTCCGTAACTATCGTTGATCCCCCTAATTATACAAAAGACTCTATTTTGGGTTGGATTGCTGCACCTCAATACAATCAGTTAGTAAGATTTTTTAATCGTCAAATTTATACAAATTGTCCAGGTGTGCTCACTATGACACTCACGTCAGTTCAAAGCTTTATTTATAATTATGAAAATAGAAATGTATACGCCATTCAGGTAGCACCTTCCGGCAGCGGGGGGTTTATGGGCGACTATCATACATGGTTTGCAGATGGTTCAAAAGATACGCTGTTTAAACTAGACGCTAGAGGTGTAATACTTTCTTCTTTTAGCTTTTCTAATTACCCAATATTATCTGGAAATAAGTTAACTTACAGAAATCTGCTTTCACCGGTGCTGTCTAGTGCTGCTCCTGGTAGCATAGCTTTAGATGGAAATAGCGATTTATGGGTCGCTTTATTTGATTCAGTTTCTTGTATAAAAATTGATAGAAACACAGGCGGTGTAAAAGCAGTAGCGTATCCTAATACAAGCAATTTTGTTTATTATTTAAGCTCCGATTACAATATTAACGCTTTAAAAGGATACGCTGGAGAAAATTTACTACTACCTTCAAGTATAGACACAGATTTTGATAATAACATATGGGTAACATATACACACCCTGTTTCAAACTTTTTAGTAAAATACGATACAAACGGCAGTGTATTAAAAGTGATTAATTTTCCGGCTTTAATAACCCCTGTAGAGGCTGTTGTCGATAGAGATAAAAATGTTTGGGTTACTGCTTATAATTATGATGTTAACTTAAGCGGCCCGGTCACAAGCCTTACTGGTAGAGAAGACTTTTTATATAAGTTTGATTCAAATGGTATTTTACATCCTAACTTTCCTATAGGTGGGTTTAATTTCATAGGTAATTTAACTTTTGATAGCAAGCAAAATGCTTGGATAATTCAAGATAGGGAAACCGTTACCCTTATAGGAGCTGATGGTGTGAAGGTGGATAACTATATTGCAGGTACAGGTAATTACACAAACTATATAGGTAGTATAGGGGGCATAGCTATAGACACTTCTGATTATATCTGGATAATAAACAATTTTACTAACAAACTTTATATGATTGATACGCTAACACCACCTCCAACTAGTGAAAATTTAGTTAAATATGAGCCTCTTTATTTTCCTGAAGATAGTATTGAAAACCCATCTCTAACTTTTGAAGATAAACAATTTCAAGCTTACGGAGATTGGTTAGGTACAAGATGGATTAATAAATATATGGGAAGCTCTACAAAAGTAAGAACCATTACAGGTGAATCAAATTTGTTTAATATTTTTAGCGATAAAGGAAAATATAACATTAATAAAGTAAATGAAAATTTTAATGCAAATGAATTTTATAATTCTTTAATTTTTACAGAAAATTTAGAAGATAAGCTTATATTATTTAACGACTTTATTGGAACTATAGTAGGTGGCGCTTCTGCAATGCCATACGAATTAGGAAAGACTGTTTATGAAAAAATTGCAAATTTTGTAGAGAATGTTTCTGATATCGATAAAACTAATATAGATCAATTAATTTCTTTTTGTGATGAGTTAACCATACAATTTGAACAATATAATTACCCTTACCCACCGCAGCTTAAGAGGTTAGTAAATATTCTTTCAATAAAGCATAAAAATTTATGGGGCGAAATTAATCAATATTCTAATAATTTTTATAAACCCGGTACTGGTATATACTCTGAAGTCCCTAGTAATTTAGGAACACAACTTTCAACCTTAACTAGTGTTATTTCATCAGGAGTACCTATAGTTGCACAAGAAATATTTTCTGATATTTATACTCTTGTTAATCAAAATAATATAGTAGGCTATACTTTAGGTCAAGAGATAAAACTATCAGGATATAATTATGATTGGGGATGGGGGTTAATTGCACCCAGATCTCTTTCAGGTATAAAAATATCAAACTACTATAATTTTTTTAGCTTTAATTTAGAGTATGAGGGTTCTTATTATAACAATATAATAGATTGGGACAACATATTAACTACTCTATCATTTAAAAACAGCTCTTTTGATGAATGGAGAAGAGATAGCGGTATAATGCAAACTATATTAAGTTATGAGCTTACTAAAGGATTAAGACTGTTTTTGAGCGGCAGTAACATAATATATAACAACTAAATAATTAAATGTTAGGCACCAACAGATATATAGATGAACGCTTAGAACTGTCTATCACCTCATTAAATCCACCAGACTCACCTATTGACGCTGCTGAGCCTTTGACTTTTCAGGAATGGTTAAAATATAATAATACCCTATATACAAACGCTAATGATTTTCTTGTAAGATATCAATCCTACATTAATAACTGGTATGAAATTAAAAACAATACAAAAATTAATAAGAAAGATAAAATAAAAGAGCTTTACACCAATCTTATTAATGAAATAGTTTTAAATTTTACTTCAACTGATGAAAGACGATTTCTTAAAAATATAGATATAAATAATAACAGAGACCTTGCAGTAGCTGTTCCGTTTTTTTCACAAAAAATTAAAGAAATATGTCTTTACTATAGTACATTACGCGATGATGTAGCAACAGCAAATTTAAGATACAATTTAAAAGGATCAAATCTTGGTATTGAGAAGCTTATTTACAATGAAATTTCAAAGTCATTAGAAACAGGAGATTTAACAGACCTCATAAAAACATTAAATTTAGATTTAGCTAAAGTAAGAGATAATACAACAATTGATGTTGAAGATCTTTACGATACCTATGCAGGTTATTTAGATATAAGTCCAAATGTACCTGTTTCCGCTTACAACGTTTCAGGAGATAGAGAAAAATATTTTTCATTAAATGTCTTTGAAATAGATAAAGACGTATTTTTAAATTTTAATAGCACTATAGTTGATGCAATCACATCTTATCCGTTTTTTTTAATAGAACTTGGTACTAATAATTTTACTATAACACCCCAGGTAGACGCTACCCAATTAAACTTTCTCAAAGATTCTGACTTTATAAATACAGTTAATACTGGAGCAGAAAGCAATTTAAATTTAAATGTTTTAAAGAGTCAAATTCAAAAATTTATTGGTACTGATTTTTATTTTCTTTCAACTGGTAGTACTAAAACAAATTACGTTTCTGGCGTATTATTCACTGCAGAAAACGAATTCGCCAATTATCTTAATAAGCGATACCCTTCTATTGCATCAATACCAAGTGTAGATTTTACAAAAACATCTAAACAAATAGGTTTATTTTTTAAGCCAGATAAAATTGGGTTTTGTAATTTTAATAATTTTGGACAAACATTTAAAACCAATTTAAATAAATTAAGTGCGAATAATATTTATATATTTCCAAATCCCTACAAATTTGGAAACATTACAGGGTTTACTAAAGAAACCTTCCATACACCGTTAGATTTTTTTGAATATAACTATCTAAATAAAATTGATTTTTCTAACCAATATAGATTCGGTGACCCCGATACTAGCTCTTATTATCAAATTTTTAGAGGATATCAAAGTAGAGACCAATCACTTAATACAAGCGTACAAGGTGTTACTAGATATACAGACCCTCAGGATTTTTTTAACGGAGAGTTTAAATCTTTTTGGGCTAACCGAGATGTTTTTTCTTACGAGTCAAATATTTTTCCTATAGATAACAGAATTGATAAATTGTTATCAATTAATAAAACAGTTGTACAATATAAAAATGATATATATGGTAACGAATTTAGCCTATACAAAGATGTACACCCAGAAAAAATACCTGTAAATGAAAGGCCAAAACAAGAAAATGTTATTTTTATTTATTGTAAATCAATAGATGGGCATTTATTTAAAGACCCTGTATCGGGGTTTAATTTTGATTACAGTGAAGAAAATGCCGAGAAAGGATTTTCAGGTATAATTTTAAAAACTGTAGATAATATACCGCCTGGTACAGGTTTTTACACGCAAGGCCCAGATTATTTAACCCCCTCTCCTCTTTCTGCATCTCAATACACAGAAGGTATACCCTATTTTGCAATTACTGGTGCAGAAGTGCCTTTACAATCTTACAGGTTTCAACCTGAAACTTATTGTCCAGATAGGGTTGAAATAAAATTTGTTTGTGGCTCTAGAGACGGAGTTACATTTACGTCTCCAGGATCTGCAGGACCTAGGCTTTTACCAGATTTTCCTTCTGATTTACCCGGCTTTAGTGAGTTTTCTAATGTTTATTATGCTGAGTTACTTGATGGAGGTGCTACACCTTTAGAAGAAGACTATGTACCTAACATAATAAATCCTGGTATATTTACTTTTGAACCGCCTGTCTCTGCATTAGTAGATATTGATGGTAGTGTGTTCTTAGCTAACAGCGCACAACCATGCGGTACAGATTTAGAATTTGTAGTTAGGTACGTGGAAGAGAGTAACTATCTGGATTACAGAATACCATTAAGAAAAACTACTGTTATTAATGGCGTGACGGGGTTATCAACAAAGAAAAGCTTGTACGAAACAAAGTATGTTGACTACGGTGATTTATACTACAGAAATTCCAACTCCTCCATCATACTACCGGTTTCAGCTGCTCTTAGCGGCATGTTTGTAAAGTATGATAATAAAATAGTAAATGAAATTTATAACAACCTTATAAACTTTGATGTTTATTATGATACTATTCAGTTTGAAACTGAAAATTATATTTTGTTTGACAAGATAAAGTTTGACTATAAAACAAACATTATTAATAACACAACAAAAAATGATACTTTTGTAAAGAGAGGTGAAAATAAAGAATTAGAAAAAATTTCAACTGCTTGGTATAGCGAAATAGATAATGTTGTATTTTTTTGTAAAACAGTTCTTTACCCCACTTTAAGTAGCACTAATTTTAAAGCTATTTATCCCGAAATATATTCATTTAATGTGGGTACAGTAGAATTATTAAAATTATTTCCAACAATAAAATCTAAAAATTTAACTTTTAATGATGTAAAAATGTTTTCTCTTTCTGGAACAGGGCTTGATTTTAATATTGTAGAAATCGATAAGCCATTATTTAGCTACGATGATGAGACACAATTATACTGTATTACATATCTCGGTAAAGACCTGTCAAATATATTTTATATATTTAAAATCTTCTTTAAATACGTAAACGGTATAATAACTAATATATTTAACACAATGTTTAAAATGCAGACAAATACAGAAACTTTAAACTTATTGACAACCTCTTCTCAGCTAAGCAACTACAGCACGTTTTTTCAACTTAATAGCAGTGCAGGTAATATTTTAAACGGAGCATTTATTTTAGGAAGCTAATATATGCCATTTACTCTTACGGATAGCAATAAGACAGGGTTAATTTACGACAAAACATTAAAGTTTATTGATACCACTAAAGATGTTTTAATTTCTTTTGATTATTCGTGCTACGGTCCTTATTCTTCAGGGACTGAAGGTTTTGCGCTAACTTTTATAGATAGCAATGGGGGTACAGATGGTTTTAAATATGGCGGCCCCGGACCGGGTCTAGGTGTCTGTACACTTTTTGCACAGTCAGCAGTTTACATTCCGTATCCACCGTTTATTATTTTAGTAGGACTAAATTATCCTGGAATTGCTAACACCGCGTTAATAATAGGTTTTGATATTACAGGTAATTTCGGTAGCGACGATTTAATATTGACTGATGGATATCCTGATGCGTTGCCCAATAGTATTACTTTAAGATCGGGTCCTAGTAATGGTTTTAATACTATAGGTAGGTTCGCTCTTAGCGGCAATCCTGACTTTGAAGATATTACTCTATACACTCAATCACCAAGCGCCAAGCCATTTAGCAGATTTAGAATAAGAATAACAAATTTAGGTAATAATGTGATTATTGAACATAAAAAACCTAATGAAAAGTTTGTATTACTAAAAAATATAAAATTACCTATAAGCTTACCTGCTAGTGTTGCTCCTATATTATCTTTTAGTAACGGCGCATTATTAACAAATTTTGCTGTTAAGAATATTCAGGAAAATGGAATATTCTTAACACCTACAGTTACACCGACTGTTACACCAACTAGAACAGTAACGCCGACTGTTACACCTACTATTTCAATTACACCAACACGCACACCTACTATTTCAATTACACCGACACGCACACCCACTATTTCAATTACACCAACACGCACACCCACTATTTCAATTACACCAACAAAAACAGCTACATTAACCATTACTCCAACAACGACACTTACTAAAACACCGACAATTACACCTACAAAAACAGCGACACCAACAAAAACGCCAACAAAGACACCTACAAATACAAGAACACCAACTTTAACACCAACTTTAACACCCACAATGACACAAACACCTACTATGACACCTACTATTTCTATTACACCTTCTGTTACCAGAACACAAACATCTACCAATACACCTACAAGAACACAAACACCAACGAGAACACAAACCCCTACACATACGGTTACACCAACTATACCAGATTGGATTAACTTCTTATCTACAGCTACAAATATAGATATTCCCGATAGTACTGCATCTATACCATATCCTGTTGAATTTAATGTATCTGGTATTACCAATACAATTAGTAAAGTAGCTATAAAGCTTAACGGTTATAACCATACTGCACCTTCAGATGTGGCTATGATACTAGTCTCACCAACAGGCAAAACATGCGTTATATCTGGAAGAATAGGTGCATTCAATGCAGTAGATGTTTATGTTTTATTGGATGACGATTCCCCGACTCTATGGAATGGTTATTCTTCTGGCAGATTTAAACCAAATACTATTTCTGATGAGTTTATATTAGACGCACCATGCCCTTCAGGTCCGCACAGCACTACACTTTATGATGCATTTGGATATATATCACCTGCAGAAGTAAACGGTACTTGGAAGTTGTTTATTCAAGATCTAGTTGGTGGTGACTTTGGTACCTTACAATCAGCAGAACTTAGAATATTTGAGGTTTCACCTCTCCTTACCCCGACCTCAACCAAGACAAATACACCTACCCCCACGGAAACACCTACAAACACGCCTACTATACCTTTCACACCTTCAGAGACTTCTACGGCGACACCCACACCCACTATACCTAATTATTATTCTTTTGTGTCCAATAATGCTTCCAACATTATATTAAGAGATGGTCAGACAGCTGATACATACCCTGTTACTATAAATGTTTCCGGGTTAGTAAGTAGTAGTTCGAGAGTATCAGTACAACTCAACAACCTCTCTCATACTTTCATGGGAGATGTTGTTATAATACTAGTATCACCTACAGGTATAACTAGCATACTGAACGGTAGAATAGGTAATACCGCTGCAGAAAATACTACTGTTGTTCTTGACCAAACTGCTACTCAGCTTTGGGATGGTTTCTCCAGCGGAACATATAGACCAAATTCTATAGGCAACACATTTACTATGGATGCGCCTTGTCCCGTTGGACCATATAACACCACTCTAGATGTTTACAATAATATTTCATCATTAAATGCGAACGGTACTTGGCAGGTGTATATACAAGATTTTGAATTAATCGACACAGGTGATCTTTCAAATATAACTTTAAGATTTCATTACTAATTTATTTTTTTAAAAAAAATCTTTGATTTTTACTTATACTATATTAAAATAAATTAGTGAAAAAGAAGGGTTCTGTAAAAGCTTCGAAAGATAAAATTTTTATTTCAATTGCCTCATATCGCGATCCTCAACTAGTTCCCACGCTTAGAGATTGTGTGAAAAATGCCAAAAATCCAGAAAATTTAGTTTTTGGTATTTGTTGGCAGCGCGACGAAAAAGAATCTTTAGAAGAATTTCAAAATGACCCACGCGTTAAATATATTAATATTAATTATACGGAGAGTAAGGGCACGTGCTGGGCAAGAGCGATGATTCAAGAGAGATTGTTTAAGAATGAAAAATATTATTTTCAATTAGATAGTCATCATAGATTTGTACAAAATTGGGATGAAAAGTGTATTGAAATGATTAAGCAGTTACAAAATAAGGGTCATAAAAAACCTCTTCTTACCGGCTATATTTCTAGTTTTAATCCGGATAACGACCCTTCAGAGAGAATTCAAACACCGTGGAAGATGAATTTTGATAGATTTATACCTGAAGGTGCAGTTTTTTTCTTACCTGCATCTATTGATGATTATAAGTCTAGAGCAGAACCGTTACCTGCGCGCTTTGTTTCAGCTCATTTCATCTTTACTCTTGGTAAATGGGTCAAAGAAGTGCCTTATGACCCCTTTTATTATTTTCATGGCGAAGAAATTAATTTAGCTGTGCGCTCTTTTACGTGGGGATATGATTTATTTCATCCCCATATTGTCGTAGCTTGGCATGAGTATACGAGAAAAGGCCGATCTAAACACTGGGATGATGTGCATAAATGGGGCGATCTCAACAAAGCATCCCATTTAAGAAATAGAAAGTTGTTTGAGATGGATGGTGAAAAAAAAGATATAGATTTTGGTAAATATGACTTTGGTTTGATTCGTTCTGTTGCAGATTATGAAAAGTATTCTGGCTTATGCTTTAAGAAACGCGCAGTACAACGATGGACTTTAGATAATAATCTTGCACCTAATCCTAATGATAAATTATCTTTAGAAGAATATGAAAAATCGTTTCTCAAAATTTTTAAGCACTGTATTGATATAAGATATGAACAAGTACCTGAGAAAGATTATGATTTTTGGTGCGTGGCTTTTAAGGATAATGAAGGTAAGGATGTATACAGGAGAGACGCAGATAGAGCTGAGATAGATAGAATGTTTAACGACCCCGACAAATATTGTAAAGTTTGGCGTGAGTTTAATGCAGAAGAAATGCCTCGCAGCTGGATTGTCTGGCCACATAGCGTATCTAAAGGCTGGGCTGATCCGATCACCGGACAAATCGGTGACAGGCCTAGTTGACTATACGAAAGTAGCTATATACTATAAAGTTTAACCTGAACGTTAAACGTGTTTTTCTTTATTTTAAAAAAAATTAAACACTATGATTATTAAAGATTATAAAAATCTCTATAATTGGTATATAAAAAAATTCAGGAATATAGATTATAAATATATTAGTGAGAAAAGTTATAGGGTTTTGTCTTTTTGGTAATGACTATACTGGTAAATACGGTGCTGAAGCTGTATGTAATGTAGAAATTCCATATAAAAGCGTTAATTCTTTTAACCCCAGTGTTAAACATTTTATAGGCGAAGTATTTGATAGATATAATATTGGTAAGCCTAGAAATTTTATTTTTTTTTAAAATACGCTTATGAGTATATCTTTTTTGATGTATACTAATGAGACGTATTTACCTATAGCAAAATTAGCTGCTGATCAATTTAATTTACATTCAAAAGGATTAGATATTAAAAAATATATAGCATGTAATAAATTAAACGATGAATACAAAAGTATAGAAGGATTTAATTTAATAGACTGTAATATTGCGCTAGATAAGTACGGATCTCATTTTGCAAAAGTAATGACTTATGCGCTTAATAAAATAGATACTGAATATATTTTATTTTTTTTAGAGGATTACCTACTTATAAGAGATATTAAAATAGAAAATTTTAAAAATGTTTTTAATTGTGTACTTGAAAACAATATTGATTATCTTTCATTTCTTGCATATGATTACGATTGGAATACATTAAAAACTAATTATCAAAAATATAATTTACCTAATGATATTTTGATTAAATTTGATTCAAGTTACTTTCACTTATTTTCTGTACAACCGAGCATCTGGAAGAAGAGTTCATTACTTAAGTTATTTTATCATAACCCTAACTTAGAAGTCCATCAAATGGATATTACTTTTGTTAGAAACACTAGAGGTGAAATAAGACACCGCAGTAATACCGAATTCTGGGAAACGCCAGAGAGATTTTGGGACTATGATTTTAATATGTATGCTTTTAAAAAAACTGAGTTGACTAAAAATTATTCTTTTGATGAAAGAAACATAGAAGATGATTATCTTTTATTTTTATACTCCGAATGTATAAGAAGAGGTAAATTTAACTTTAATACACATAATAACAACAAACATTTTTTAGAAAAATTTTTACTCGAAAAACAAATTACCAAAGATCATAATATATACGGTAAGTTTTTCCCATGAAAATAGTAATCCAGCATAATTTTAGTACCGGTCTAGGCGATCTATATTGTGCTTGTACTGAGTATTTAAATTTTATAAAAAAATATAAGGAAGCAGGATATGAAACTGAGTTGCAATTCTGCTTTAATAGTAGTAGTTTTAGTAATAAGTATATCGGTTATTGTGATTTTGAAGAGCTTTTTGATATAAGCAGCTTTTATATATTTGATAAAATTACTACTAAACGGTATTCAACTTGCGATTTAATATTAAACGGTGCTAAATATATTCATACCCAGTACGGTCCAAAAACGCCCGGTGTTCACTTTTGGGACATTTTTTTAGATGGTGATGAAATCACTATACCGCCTAACGTAATAAAGTATCCCAACTATTGCCCAACATCTTTTTTAAAAGATAAATTTAAGCCTGAAATAAGACCAATTTTTAATAGCGAAGTTTATAAAAGATACAACATCTTTAAGAACTCTATTCCTACCAATCATCATAGCGTTCAGTTTCGATATTATGATTTTTGTAATCTGTTAAATGAACCTCTAATATCTTCTTTAAATATTTTTCAAGATAAAATATCTAATTCAAAAAATTCTTATCATTTAGGATCTAATAATCAATATTTTCTAAATACTCTATCTAAATTAGATAATGTTTTTACATATAAATTTAAAAACCTAGACGTGTTTACAAACGATCATTCATATTTTTACTACAATAAAGGCATCAAAAAAGAATTGCTTTTAGATCGAATATATGACAATTTGGCAGAAATGATATCCTTTAAAGACTCGCAAACAATAACTCATTTTTCCGTACTAAATTGGGTATCAAATTTTCTTTACTATTCTTTTATTAATAGTGATAAAGATATTGATTTTATAAACATTGGAAGCAATTTAGACGAATTAAAATTATGGAATATTTAATATAATACAATCATCTAAGCTGGAATTAATATTTTGATGGATTTTACGTAAAATTTTATGAGTTATTAAAACATTAAATATTTTTATTCCATGGAAATAGAAATCTCATCATTTAACGGTATACATGATTGGTGTGCAGGTGAAATTCATCATTATATCTTAATGAAATTTGTAGAAAAATATCCTAATATAAAGTTTAATATATTTAATAATAATAATTTTGCAAAAAAATATGACCTACCAAGTGTAGAGAAAAACTCAATTGCAAATATGTATAATTTAATTATACACAACCCTAGCAACAATAAAATGTTTATTAATAGTCTTAACGATTATGCTCCTTGCTGTTTGCTACCCGGCACAGGGGTAGATAAATTTAATATTGTAGGGTTTGGGTGTGTATCAAATCACACAGAACACAATGCAATACATTTTGCAAAATATAATTTATTACCATCTTTTTATATTTTAGAAAAGACATCTGACATTCAAAGAATTGAAAGATTTAAGAATAAACCAAGAATTTATAATAGTGCATATTTTCTTGGATTAATACATAGCAAGCGTTCTTTTTATGTGCAGGCTTTTAAAGATTGTGAATTAATAAAGATTTTTGATAAATCTTTGTACTGGAAAGACAGGGATGATTATTTTGAAGAATTGACCAATTATAAAATGTCATTTAGCATGGATGGTGCAGCTATAATCTGTCATAGAGATATTGAGTCGATAGGGGTAGGTAACATACTAGTAAGGGAAAATATAGATATAAAAATGTTTGAACCGCTTATTCCGAATGTTCATTATATTGAAATATTGACAAAAGAAGAAAAAGGTGGTAATATTTTTAATTTTAAAGAAATTATTTTAGATAGAATTAACAGCTTTGTATCCGACAAAGTAAAAACGAATGATATGTTAAATGAAAGCCATAAATGGTTTTTAAACAATTGCTTACCCGATAAGCAGTTTGAAATTGTAAACAAGCTTACTAAAAATTTAGAAATTTTAATTTGAATTAAAAAAAATTTTACTAAGTAGTTATTAATAATGAATGATTTAAATGACTTTATAAAAAAATGGGATGATGTGTATTGCGCACAACATGTGTACAATTTAGTAAATAACATCACCAGTCTGTTTTTAAGAAATAAAATAAACGAAATTTCATATTTAGATATTGGTGCAAATGTGGGTAAAGTTTATGACCTTTTGTCAAAAAAAATAAAAATTAATGAAGCTTATTTTATTGAAGCTAGCCCTATACTTTTTAATTATTTAAAACAAAAATACAGTGAAAATAAAAATTTGTTTTTGTTTAATAACGCTGCATTTAATAAAAACGATACAATACATTTTGATCAGACGTCTATGTTGTATCAATTTCAACATAATTTAAAGGAAAATTTAAATCTCGGTCTATCAAGAATAAATTATTCTGAAAATTCAGTACCAGTACAAGCAATATCTTTATCTAATTTTTTAATAGAAAATAATTTATTTGATAAGCTTTCTTTTATAAAAATAGATACAGAATCTGTTGATTTTCTTATACTTGAGGATATTTTAAATGTAATTAGTAAATTTATAAATAAGCCTGTCATAGAATTTGAAGTAAATTATTCTAATTGCAATATGACCGATAATACCGCACAACTTATTTTAGATAATTATCATTCGAATGGCTATCATCATTTAAAAATTTCTAATTGTCATGGCGATGGACTTTTAGTTCCTTCAAGTTTAATTTAACTTTAACTATTGAAAAAAAGATATTTTACTATATGTAAATTATATAGTTAAAAAATGAAAAACATTGCTTTTTACGGGTCTCATAATGGTGGTATTGCTTTAAACTACAACGGTAAATATAAAGTAATAGAGTTTGAGCGTTTTGTAAATAAAAAAAATGTCGGCCTAGTACAATACAGGCTGTGTCGAAACGCTTTAGATGTGCTTAATGGCGTTATGGGTTATATAAAAACAAATTTTAATGAAACGCTAGAATTTGAAAACTGTATCTATTCTAATACCGATGTAATATATACAGAAAAAGTTTTTTTTGAAAATTTTATAAATGCAAAGAATCATTTACATTGCTTACACCACCGCGCGCACGCTGCAGGTACTTTTTACCAGTCACCTTTTCAAGAGGCATTAATTATTAGTTTTGACGGCGGAGGAAGCGACGGCTTCTTTAACATCTACACTGCAACACGTGAAAACAGCGTTACAGAGATTGCAAGGCATAATATTGATTGCGGCTACGCATATATGATATTTGGTCATTATTGTAGTCATATAAATTTTGAAAGCGATATTAATATTGGTAATCTTGTATACTCGGGTAAATTAATGGGTCTTTGTGGCTATGGTAAGGTGAGAAGCGAATGGGTGCCGTACATTAAAGAGTTTTACTATAAAAAACCTGATGGTAATAACATAGTACAATATCTAGCTGATTTAGGTCCTAAATTAGGTCTTGTGTTTGACACGAAAAATCGCTTTGAAGACGAAGTATCATTAGATCTTGCAGCAACCTCACAGCATGTTTTTGAGGAAGTGTTTTTTGAAACAGTTACTCCTTATCTAGAAAAATACAATCATCTCCCAGTGTGTGTTACCGGAGGATGCGCTCTTAACGTAATTTTAAATACAAAGCTTAAAGAGAGAATAAAAAACGGTGTTTTTGTTGCACCGAATTCTAATGATTGTGGATTAGCTTTAGGAATGCTTTTAGACTTCGAGAAACCTCTAGAGCAAGTAGATGTAGCATATGCTGGCTTACCACCACTAGATCAATACGCTTTTTACGAACTTATAGAAAACAAATGGACAGAACGATATTCACATGCACGAGCTGCTAGTCTTTTAAGAGATAATTATATAGTTGGAACTATATGGGGTAATAGTGAGCATGGGCCGAGAGCGCTAGGTAATCGAAGCATTTTGGTTAATCCTTCTGCACCAGGTATGAAGGATAAGCTTAATGAAAAGATAAAGAAAAGAGAATGGTTTAGACCTTTTGCACCAGTGGTGAGATTAGAAGATGTTAACAAATATTTTGAATTTAATGATGAAAGTCGCTTTATGAGTTATTATGCCTTTGTAAAGCCGGAATACAGAGATGCATTAGCTGCAGTAACGCACATTGATGGTACTGCAAGACTTCAAACAGTCACTAAAGAGCAAAACGAATTAATTTACGATCTTTTAACTGCATTTGAAAAGCAAGCGGGTCTTGGCGTCCTTCTCAATACCTCTTTTAATGTAAACGGAAAGCCGCTTATTAATTCATATAAAGATGCATTAAAAATGCTTGATTGTGGTGTAGATTATGTTTTTACTGAAAATTATATAGTTTACAGCGGTAACAACCCATGAGCGAGAAATATACGATTGTCACTGGGCTATGGGATATAGGTAGAGAGAACCTTACTGAAGGCTGGTCCCGTAATTATAATCATTATCTAGATAAGCTGGATCAGCTATTGAAAGCTGATTTTAATTTGATAATTTTTGGTGACGATAATCTCGAGCAATTTGTCAAGGAAAGAAGAAAAGATGAAAATACACAATTTATAAAAAGAGATTTAGACTGGGTTCGTAAGATGCCTTTTTTTGATAAAATTCAAGAAATTAGAAATAATCCTAAATGGTACCGTCAAGCTGGGTGGTTAAAAGACTCGACTCAAGCAAGACTTGAAATGTACAACCCATTGGTAATGTCTAAAGTTTTTTTATTACACGATGCAAAGATTTTAGATAAGTTTAATTCTAATTATTTGTTTTGGCTTGACGCTGGTATTACTAACACTGTTCATTACGGGTATTTTACACATGATAAAGTATTAGATAAGCTTCCCAAATTTTTAGATAAATTTTTGTTTGTAAGCTTTCCGTATCCCGACGGTGGTGAAATTCATGGTTTTACCCGTACAAAGATGAATGAAATTGCTAAGACTGATAATGTTGAATATGTATGTAGAGCTGGTTTTTTTGGCGGCCCTAAGAAAATAATTTCTCATATTAATCAAATTTACTATTCGTTATTAAACAGCACTTTAGAAGAAGGCTATATGGGTACAGAGGAGAGCATCTTTACACTAATGACATATCTTCATCCACACCTTTTTACAAGGTTTACTATTGATGGTAATGGTTTATTAAGTAAGTTTTTTGAAGATTTAAAAAATTTAAATCCCTTAGACTATATTAAAGTTAAAAGCGAGGCTTCCGGCGTTAGCTTATATGTTATTACGTTTAATTCACCTAAGCAATTTGAAGCTCTTTGTGAATCATACTTAAAACAACCAGGCTTTTTAAAAGAAACTAAAAACTATCTTTTGGATAATAGTACCAATTCCGACACTGAACCAGAATACATTAGACTATGTGAAAAATATAATTTTGAAAGAATAAAGAAAAATAATATAGGTATTTGTGGCGGTAGGCAATTTATAGCAGAACATTTTGAAGAAACTAATAGTAAATACTATATTTTCTTAGAAGATGATATGAATCTATGTGAAAAAAATTTATTACCATGTAAGAATGGATTTGCTAGATATACAGATAATTTATTTTATAAATTAATAAAAATAATGGATAAAGAAAAGTTTGACTTTTTAAAATTTTCTTATTCTGAATTTTTTGGCGATAATTCAACTCAATGGTCTTGGTACAATGTGCCGCAAGCAGTAAGAGAAAAGTTTTGGCCAAAAAATGTTAAACTTCCTAAAATAGGGTTAGACCCTAATGCACCGCTAACAAAATTTAATAATATTAAAGCCTTAGAGGGCTTAAGTTATATTGACGGTGAAATATATTACTGTAACTGGCCTCAAATTATATCAAGATCAGGCAATACAAAAATGTTTCTAACAACTAAATGGGCTGCACCGTTCGAACAGACATGGATGTCATATATGTATCAATTGCTTAAAGAAGGTGAGCTCTGTAGTGCTGTATTATTATTGTCTCCCATTGAACACAATAGATTTGAACATTATAAAGCTGATCAAAGAAGAGAAAACTAACAAGTATAAATTCACTATTTTTTAGTAAATAATAATGTGAACTCGGTCTATTATGAGTTATCTAGTACGCAAAAAGCTGGACAGCCTTCCGTATTATACAGCTATATTTTTGAAGACCCTGTATATGGTACTACATTTATATACCCTAAGACAGCAACAGGTATAGGATTTCTTTCAGCTGGTGAAATAACGTGGCAATACCCAGTTACTGCTTACGGCGGTCTCTTTTTTCCATGGGGCTACCCTATCGAAAATTCTTTTAAATACGTTGATTTTGGATTATTTAAAGGCGAAGTTACTTTTATAATAAACCCATCTAGTATAGACACAACGTATTATGCTCCATTAAAAATTGTTTATGATTTTGATGACAATGATATTTTTAATATCGAAAAAGGACTGGTTTCTAATATATTACCAAATAATGTTTCAGTTCTTGATAACGGAGCACCTACTGAAAAAATAGTTTCCCACCTATACAAATCAAAATCCAATAAAACCACTACTTATTACCCTTCTGTTACTGTTGTTAATGGTAATCTTGCTCTTAATATTTTTTCATTTAAAATAACACTTTTACCTGAAACTGTTTTTAGTTTTGATGATTTTCATTTGATTAACAGTTCTCAACTTTCATTTCAAGACAGCAATAACTTAAAAAGTCTAGAAGTTTTTGAAATTAATTCTAAAAAAGGCAGTGAAGTAAATAATTTTGTAGCTAATTTTTTACTTACTAGCGCATTTCCCACGCCAACCGTTACACCTACACCGTCTATCACGCCAACTGTAATAACAACTCTTACCCCAACATCTACACCTACACTAACCCCTGAACTAACCCCTTCTATTACACCTTCAAATACACCAACACCTTCTATTACACCTTCAAATACACCAACACCTTCTATTACACCTTCAAATACACCAACACCTTCTATTACACCTTCAAATACACCAACA